CCTGCTGGTTGTGGCAGGGCGCGTTGAACAAGAAGGGTTATGGCCTCATCGGCATCGCGACCAGCAGGTGCGATAGCTGCCACCGGGTGTCGTGGCGCCTTAACAAGGGGCCAATCCCGCGCGGTAAGCAGGTACTCCACAGCTGTGACGTCCGCAACTGTTGGAACCCCGACCACCTCTGGCTTGGGACCAACGCCGACAACAACCGCGACATGATGACGAAGGGCCGCCAGCGTCTTTACGGAAACGCCAAGCTGACCGTCGAGCAGGTGCTGGCTATCCGCGCAGACCCGCGACCGCAATCGGTTATTGCTGCCGAGCACGGCATCAGGGGCCACTCCTATGTCAGTCGGATCAAACGCAAACTGCATTGGGGGAACCTGTGATGACCACGTTCACCCAACTGCTCGATACCTTCGAGAGCACCGTCCGGGCGCACGCGACGAAGGGCGCGCTCGTCAACCGTGCCGAGCGCGACGAGGTCGAGGCGGCCTACGCGCTGGCCAAGCAGCATATCAATGAATCGGCCCGAGCGCGGCGCGACGCGCAGAGGCAAGTCGGTGGGAGGTGTGGAGACGGTTTAGCGGCCGTCGGCGAAGCATCCCCACCGGCGGCGCTATACGTCGTCAGGCACGTCGCCACCGGCTTCCTGCTGCCGCCCGCGATGGGTCATCGCGGCCGCGGCGGCTCGTTCTGGGATCCGACCGAGCCGGGCTACTTCGACACCGGAATCCCGCGCGTCTTCCACAACCGGCAGGCGGCGATCGGCTTCATCACCCAATGGGCGCGCGGCCTGCACGTCACCTCGCGCAGCAAGGGCGATTGGTACGCCGGCATCGAGCCGGAAGAGGAAACCGAGATCCACGACGTCGGCCGCGACAAGGACATGCTCGTCGCCGTGCCGATCGTGATCACCTACCTGACGGAGGCGCCGAAATGTTGAAGAGAGCGCCGACACTGACTGTCCTGGCACTGGCCGGCGTCCTCTTGTCGTGTGACGAGGGTGGCAGCGCTGCGGTGTGCACGATCGTCACCGACGGCACCCGCAGCGTGTTCATCCACGAGCGTGCTCATTGCAATGGCTGGACGCACCAAGCGTTCCAAGCAATTGAGCCGCCGAACAGTTTTCGCCACGATTTCGAGGGCCGGCTGACCGTCTACCAGTGCAGCCGCGGCAAGCAGCACAAGGCGCCGATCGGCACGGTCTTCCACCGCTGCCGATCGGCCGGTGCGACCTGCAAGCAGATGTGGAAAGCCCGCGGCGTCGACCTCAAGCAGTACGCCTCGATGCCGAATTACAACGACGTTTCAGGCTGTCAATTCGATGAATAGGGAGGGAGCCATGGGCTACCGATACGAAGTTCAAGTCGCCGGCAAATGGTACGACAACAAGGTCATTTTCGCGACCGAGAAGGAAGCCAGCCAGGCCGGCTACAACAAGCAGTTCAACTGGACGCAGTGTGAGAATTATTGCGTCGTGCAGTCCGACGAGCCGGTCAACTATCGCTACGATTTCGACACCGGCGCGGTCATCCACATCGCCACCGAGGGGGCGCCCGATGCTCGATGAGATCGAGGAACTGTGGAAGCTCGCGGAAGAGTGCCGCGCGTGGGCTGCCGGTCTGCAGGATCGGTTTGTCGCCGATGAGTTCATCCGCCTGGCCAAGCAGCTTGACGAGATCGCCAAGCGCCTCGCCGCGAGGCTGCCGACATGAGCGAGGATCCGATCGACCGGCTGCGAGCTCACGTCGAGAAGCACAAGGGCAAGGTGCTGGCACCGTTCTCGATCGCCGGGCTGACGACGCTGCTCGGAGAACTCGACCGGCTGCAGGGCGCATTGGCGACCTGCCGTGAACTGCGGGAATACGACGTCAAGGTGCGCGACGCGCTCAAGGCGCAGGTCGACCGCATGTTGGCCACTCGCGCCAAGGTGCTCACCGACGTGCTCACCCACGCCGGGCAGGCGAAGAAGAGGAAAAACTAGCTCCCGCGAGGGCGGGGACTCCAGCGCAGCCGAGGCGGCAACGGGCGTGTGTAGAACAACAAGGCCGGGTTCGGGTGCCCTCGTGGGTAGGACACACTCCCCGTTAAACCCGGCAAGCCGTCGCTCATTAACAGGAACAGGATCAGGACAATGACAGCCAACACGAAATTCTACTCCCCGACCGCGCTCTCCGACAGCGAGCTCTACGCGCTCGTTCCGTCGATCTTCACGCATGGCGGCCACAAGAGCCGCTCCGAGAAGTATCGCCCCATCCCGACCATCACCGCGGTGCGCGCGCTGCGCAACGAGGGCTGGGACTGCTACGGCGCCAGCCAGGCTCGCACCCGGCAGGCCGACCGCGCGCCCTACGTCAAGCACATGCTGAAGTTCCGGCACCGCGATTCCGGCCGCTCAATGCGGGTCGGCGACACGACGCTCGAAACCATCCTGACCAACGCCAACGACGGCAGCAAAGGCTACCGCCTCGACTGCGGCATCTTCCGCCTCGCCTGCCTCAACGGCATGGTGGTCAAGAGCAAGGACTTCGGCGCGCTGCTGATCCGTCACACCGGCGACGACGTCGTCGATCGCGTGCTGTCGGGCACCTACGATATTGCCCGCCACGCCGCCAAGGTGATGGAGGCGCCAGCCAAATGGTCGACCGTCCAGCTGAGCTCACGCCAGATGCGCGACCTCGCAACGTCCGCCCATGAGCTCCGCTTCGGCGACGACGAGCGCATCAAGTCGGAACAGCTGCTGATCCCGCGGCGCCCGGCCGACATGGGCCGCGACCTCTGGACCATCTTCAACGTGGTCCAAGAAAACGTGGTTCAGGGCGGGATATCCGAGGTGTTGCCGCTGCCTGGCTCGCGCGCTTGGACGACGCGCGCTGTTCACGGGATTGACGCCAACCTGCGCCTCAACCGCCAGCTGTGGGCGGTGGCCGAGAGCTTCGCATGAGCGCGATCACGACCATCCTCTGCGACCGCTGCCGCGACACCGTCATGCCGGACCGAAGCTATCTGCGGCTGAGCCTCGACATGTTCAGGAACGGCGATGGAGAAATCGGCGCCGTCAAGGAAGTCGACCTATGCGACCGCTGTGAGGCGACCCTGCGGCTGTGGCTGAAAAAGAAGGTGGAGATCAATGGCTGACGGATGGATCAACCCGCACGTATGCGCCTGCGGCTCCGGCCGCAGCGCCCGCTGGTTCAAGGACGCGCGCGGCATCGAGCTCTTCAAGGGCTGTGAGGTCTGCGCTCCCGATCGGCTCAAAACCTACCGGCCGGACGTCCTGACTGACGCGAACTATTGGTCTGACGAAGAGATCGAGGCCGACTGATGCGTGCCGACCGCCTGCCGCTGATCCTCACCTGGCTGAGCCAAGGCCATTCGATGATGGCGCTGACGATGGCGTGGCGGCTCGATGTGTCGGTCCGCACCGTCTACCGCGACGTCAACATCCTGCGCGAGCAGGGCTACCGTATCGACAGCAGCCCCGGCCACGGCGGTGGGCTGATGCTCAGAAAGACAAGGAGAGCGGCATGATCGACCTCGATAAACGACGCGAAATGGCCTGCGACGCGCTGGCCACCGCGGTCATGGACATCGCCCAGCACTTCAGCGTCTGCCCGGTGTGCTTGAGCATGGTGGTCGCCAACGCCTTCGAGCTCGACGCCGACGAAGGCAAGATTCAACATTTCGACGACAGCGTGCCAGACGGCACGACCGTCCAGTAACCAACGAAAGCAGCACACATGAACGCACATTCCTCGATCCTCGGCGGCTCCAACGCGCAGCGTCTGCTGACCTGCCCGGCGAGCTACCATGAGCAATTGAAGTCGACGGTCGCCGACATCGAGAGCATCTATGCCGCCGAAGGCACGATGCTGCACAACGTCGTCGCCGACTGCATCACCCGCAAGATCTCCGCCTCGATGCTGCGCGCCGTCGGCTACAAGACGCACCTGCCAATCATTCTCACCGAGGAGCAGACCGAGACGGTCGCCAAGGGGCTCGATGCGCTGGAGGAGATCAAGAACCGCTACCCCGGCATGTCGCCGTGGCGGGTCGCCGGGCTGGAGCTCCGCCTGCCTCTGCCAGGCGTCACCGGCGCCTTCGGCAGCGTCGATCTGGTGCTGATCAACGACGTCGCCGTCATCATCCTTGATTGGAAATTTGGCGCCGGCGTGCCGGTCTACGCCATCTACGATCTGCCTGACGGCTCGCAGCAAGTGAACGCGCAGGCGATGTTTTACGCCTGTTGCGCGCGCGCCAAGTTCAAGCGCCGCTTCAAGGGCCGCAAGGTCGTCGTCGCCATCGTGCAGCCGCGTCTGGACCCGACCTACAGCCTGGTCGAGACCGACGAGGCGGAGCTCGCGGACTTCCATCAGGCCTTCGACAACGCCGTTCAGGAGGCGCTCGGCCGCCACGCGCACCGCGAGCGCGGCGACCATTGCAGATTTGCAACCTGCAAATCGACCTGCCCCTTGTGGACCGGGCCGGTGTTCGATCTCGCGATTCTCGAGCCGCAGAAGGCGATGATGCGGGCCGCCGCCGAACCGGCGTCGACCGAATACGGCGCCTTCCTCTCGCATGCGCTCACCCTGGCCGAGATTGCCGAGACGTGGGCGGAAGAGATCCGCCGTCAGGCGCACGTTTTCATGGAAGACGGCGGTGCCGTTCGGGAGTGGAAATTGGTGCCCAAGCGCGGCACCCGCAAGTGGGTCGGCAGCGAGGGAACGACCGCCGAGGCGCTGATGAAGGCCGGCGTCGACCATGCCGACATCTACACCAAGCCGGAGCTCAAGAGCGTCAAGCAGGTCGAAGACGCGATCAAGCCCAAGAAGCTCACCGTGCCGGCCGAACTGTTCACCATGGTGTCGACCGGCACCACCATCGCGCGCACGGAAGATGTGCGCCCAGAGAGCACCCACGGAACTGTCATCAATGACCTCCGTAAGGCGCTAAAGGCTTTGTAAGTAGCGCCCTTTCGGGGGCTTACTACGAAGTGGACGACGGCTGTCGTGCCGGCCGATGACAGGCACTTTTAACGTGATAGGAACAGGACATGGGAACTAATGTAACAACCAAGGCACCGACGGCGTTGTCGCTCGACATCGTCAGCGGGCTGGTCGGCGGCATCGCGGATTCCCGCGCATCGACGCCGATCATCGGCGGCAAGCCGCTGTTGCGCTTGCTGAAGAGCGGCGTCTGGGTCTTCGGTCAGCAGGACGACCCGGTGCAGGAAGGATCGGAGTGGGCGGTCAACCCGCTGTCGATCAAGCACGGCTGGTGCTGCTGGTCGTCCAGCCCCGACCCCAAGGTCGTCAACGAACTGCTCGGCGAGGTTCTCGCGCCGATCAGCGACAAGAAGCCGCCGATGCCCGAGCCCGTGAAGGGCTACGAGTGGAAGGAGCAGCGCGCCTTCGAGTTGAAGTGCACCAACGGCGATGATGAAGGCGCCGAGGTGCTCTACAAGACCAACTCGATCGGCGGCATGCGCGGTGTCGACAACTTCCTGGCCGAGCTCATCAAGCAGCTGCAGGAAGATCCGCTCCACCCGGTCGCGCTCGTGCGTCTGAGCGCGGCTCCCTACCAGCATCCGAAGTTCGGACAGATCTTCAATCCGATCCTGACGATTGCTCGCTGGGCCGACATGGCCGGGGAGGTCGCCGAGGATGGCGACGACGACGGCAATGGCGGCGCCGCAGCCGCTGTGGCCGCCAAGCCGGAGCCGGAGCCGGTCAAGGCCAAGGCGCCGTTGCGCCCGGGCGCAGCACCGAAGCGCCAGCGTCCGGCCGTTCGCGCCTGACACTGATCTATGCCGGGGGTCGAGCAATCGACCCCCGCGCACCCCCGCAACCCCTGAATTGCGAGCACACCAATGAATATGCGTCCCGACCTATTCGACGAGCGTGCGCCAGGCGCGACGTTCGACATCTACAACATTGGCTGGATCGACTTCGAAACGAAGGGCAGCCTGCCGATCGCCACCGTCGGCACCGACCGCTACGCCCGCAACGCCCGCTCGCTGATGATCGGGTGGTCGATCGGCACCGACCCGGTCATCGTCACGACGGCGCAGCATTTCGAACTGCCGCTGCGCTGGGCCGACCTGCCGCACGAGCTCCGCAAGTTTTTCGACCGCGTGGCGCGCGGCGACGCCATTTTTTGCGCTCACAACGCCGGCTTCGACCGGGCGATCTGGAACTACGCCACCGAGGACTTTCCGGTCCTCGAGCCGTGGATGATCATCGACACGCGGGTTCAGGCGGCGGCGTCCGGCCTGCCGGCGGCGCTCGACGCGGCCTGCCGCTATTCCGGCGCCGAGATCCTCAAGGACACGCGCGGCAAGGATCTGATCAGGCTGTTCTGCCTTCCCGATTCGACGGCGACGCCGGACAGCCACCCGGACGAATGGCAGGACTTCCTGCGCTATGCCGGCGTCGACATTGGCGCGATGCGCGAATTGTTCCGCCGCACACGCCAGCTGCCGATCGCCGAGTGGCGCGAGTACTGGGCGGCCGAGGCGATCAACGACTACGGCGTGACGATCGACCTGCCGCTGGTCGAGGCCGCCGCCAAGATGGCGGAGGCCGACAAGCGGATCTCGGCGCGCGATCTCGACGACCTGACCGACGGCGCCGTCGAGACGGTCGACCAGGTGCAGCGCATCATCATCTGGCTGAAGGCGCGGCTGCCCGACGACGGCGTCCACATCCTGATCTCGGAACACGAAGAGATCGACCTCGACACCGGCGAGATCCTCAAGCCACAGAAGACCTCGCTGACGCGCGATCGTGTCGTCCGGCTTCTGGCGTACCTCGACGCCCTCGAAGCCCCCACAGAGCTCACGCGGGCCGCCCAGCGGGTGCTTCAGATCCGACTCTACGGCGGCTCGAAGACCCCGGCAAAATTCGGCAAGATGCTGACCCAGCACGTCGGCGGCGTGATCCGCGGGCAATACGTCTTCAACGGCGCTTCGCAGACCGGAAGGTTCTCCGCGAAAGGCGTGCAGGTGCACAACCTCATGCGCACCGCCTTTGATCACGAGATCGACGCGATCGACGCGCTGGTCGGCGGCGCCTCGCCCAGTGAATTCGCCGGGCTCGGCGACGACACGCCGATCTCGCGCAAGCTGTCGCTGCTGATCCGGCCGAGCCTGATCGCACCGCCCGGCCATGCATTCTGTTGGGGTGACTGGTCGAACATCGAGGCCCGCATCACACCCTGGCTGGCCAAGGACCCGGAGGCCGATGCGCGCCTCGCGATTTTCCGGGCGGTCGACAACAAGACGGAGAAGTTCGACGTCTACACGCGCACCGCGGCACGGCTATCGCACCTTGAGCTCGGAGAGGTCACCGAGACCATCCGCCAGCGCGGCAAGGTGGTCGAGCTCGCCTGCACATTCGGCGGCGCCCGCAACGCGCTGCTGTCGATGGCGGCGAGCTACGGCATGCACTTGACCGATCAGGAGGCTGACGCCGCAGTCGCCGTGTGGCGCGAAGAGAACCCATGGGCGCAGCGTTTCTGGGGCCGCCACGACGATCGCGGATCCTATGGCCTGTGGGGCGCCGCCAACTGCGCCATGGAGACGCCGGGGCAAGCCTTCAGCGTCGGCCGCATCGTCTATGTCTACCTGAAAGACTATCTCGGCGGATCGCTGCTTTGCCGGCTACCGAGCGGCCGCTATTTGACCTACCGCCGCATCAAGTGGGAGCGCGTCGAAGAGGTCGACGAAGAGACCGGCGTCATCACCAGTGTTCGCTATGAGCTCATGTTCAGCCGCGACATGGGCCGCATAAAGCTGTGGCCCGGGCTGCTGTGCGAGAACGCCACGCAGGCCGCCGCCGCCGACCTGATGCGCGGCACGCTGCGCCGTCTGGTCGAGACCGATTGGGAAGGCGTCGTTTCGCTGCACACCCACGACGAGATCGTCTGCGAGGCGCCGGAGGACTTGGCCGGCTATGTCGCCGCCGAGCTCAACGACACCATGGAAGCCGGCTTCGAGTGGACGGAGGGGCTGCCGATCGCCGCCGACACCAAGATCGGCCGCTGGTACAGCAAATCGCGGGGGTCGATCGGGTTATGAGAAAAAATACTTACCGCGACACCCCTGGCTACTCCCGCTGGAAGGGAATCAAGAACCGTTGCCTGCGACCCGAAGTCGAAGCCTTTCCTCGCTATGGCGGCCGCGGCATCACGATCTGCGAACGCTGGCTGACCTTCGCCAACTTCATCGCCGACGTCGGGTTGCCGCCGTTTCCCGGCGCCATGCTTGAGCGCGAGGACAACAGCCGTGGCTACGAGCCAGGCAATGTGTGCTGGGCGACCGCCGACGAGCAGAACCGCAACAAGCGCAACAACGTCTGGATCACCGTCGACGACGTCACGCTGGTGCGTAAGGACTGGGCGCGTAGGCTTGGTGTGAAGGATGGAGCAGTCGTCTACCAAGCCAAGAAGCGCGGCAGCTACGAGGCGGCGGTTCGCTACTTCGAGAACAAGAAGTCGGTCGGGCTATGAAATTCGGGCTATCTCGCGACCTGGCCGCCAGCTTCGCCGGGATGGGTGACGATGAGGCGCTCATCGAGTTGCTGGAAAACCTGCCGAAGCGGCGCTGCGCGTCGGCGGCGGCGTTCCGCAACACGCTGATGGGCCACGGCTTCGTTGCGGTCAATCCGCTGTTGCTGAGCGATTCCGCCGGGACTGAACAGCAGACCCGTGGTTACTTCCAAGCGATCGCGATGGCCATCAAGGGCGTTGTCGCCGACGGTCGCATGATCGATTTCGGCTATGTGCCGAACGCCATCATCAAGGCCGAATCGACACGCGCTCGCGAACCCTTCGAGGCCGGCGAGTTGCTGCACCCATATGATGACGGGTGGCTCGGCTTGATGGAGTGGGAGGGCGGCTACAACGGCTATTTCGTGGTGCCGCACAGCGACAAGGGCGGCAAAGCCACCCTCGTCGTCGAGTTGTACGGCACCAAGGCGCCCGACGGCATCGACATCATCCTGATCTATGACGCCGTCTCGATCCTCCCGGCGCCCGGCGAGACACGGCTCGGGCCGTTTCCGATGAAGAGCTACCTGCGGTCGCCGGAAGAAGAGCAAGCCTCGGACCAGATGCGGGCTTCGAACAGCCTCGACCCGCTGGTCTGCATGCTGCGCATGCTGGCCGACGCATCGATCCCGGTCACCCGGTTTGAGGCGCCGGAGAAGCTGAACAAGGCGCGCGCCAAGTCCGGCAAGCTGCCGATCCCGCCGCACAATGTCGTGCACAGCGGCGACTACGTCAGCCAGATCACATCACACGCGCGTTCGCGCGCATCCGATCGCAACGGCCATCACGCCTCGCCGATCGCCCACTGGCGCCGTTCGCACCTGCGCCACCTGCCAGGCCGCGTCGTCAAGGTTCGCTCAAGCAAGGTAAATTGGCGCGGCGAGACCGAGCTCCGCAGGTTGTTTTCGAAAATTAAGCGTGAGCTCCGGCAGTAATTTCACGACGTGGCTCGAAAAGCATTTGACAGCGGAGCCAAAGCAATTAACGTAACTGAGAACGCCCGGCTCGGCAGCCAATCCAAAACCGGGCGTTCTCATGTACTCGTCAACTGACAGTCAACGGAGGTTTCCAATTATGCTCACTGTTACGCCGAAGTCCAGCGCCGTGCTGGAAATCGAACGCTTGGGATTCGACTGGCACGAAGAGGCTCAGTTCGATCTCGCCCTCCTCTCGAAGGACCGCCGCGTCCAGGTTCGCGAGGTCGAGCACTACGCGCCGAAGGCACAGGTCGCACAGTACGCCGTGCAAATGGGCCAGACGCCGTTCCCGCCGATCATCGTCAGCAAGAACAACTGGCTGGTCGACGGCAACACCCGCGAAGAAGCGCGCGTCATGCGCAAGGAGAAGTACACGGCGGCGATCATCATCGACGCTGATTTCACGGGCAAGGGCGGCAAGGTCGACGCACGTTTCCACGCGCTGGCCGCGACGCTCAACCAGACCGGCGGTCAGCGTCTGACCCCGGCCGAAGCCAAGGCCGCGGCCAAGAAGATCCTGTCGGTCGAGGGCTGGAAGCCGGAGCAGATCTCCCGCGCCGTCGGCATCAAGGGTTCGCTGGTGTCGCAGGTCAAGCGTGAGCTCGCCGCCGAAGGCAAGTTCGCCAAGGTCGGTTTCAACGGCAAGCTGTCGCCTGTCGTCGTCCGCGCCTTCGGTTCCGATCTCCTGACCGGCCTCAACGACGTGCCGTTCAAGAAGCTCGCCGAGCTCGCCGTCGACGCCAACCTGGGTGCCAAGGAAGTCACCGACATCGCCAAGGAGATGAAGGCGACCGGCTCCGACGCCGGGATGATCGGCCACGTCGACGCCAAGCGCGCCGAGATGGTCGAGCGCATCAAGGAGCACGCCCTGCTCGGCAACGGCAAGCCGGCGCCGTCGTCGATGCTGCGCCGCTCGCTCGGCATGGTCGTCAAGTATCTGGCGACGCCGTCGTCGCTGGTCGAATACTCGCCGGCCGCGATGCAGGACCACTTCAACGCGGTCAAGGCGGCGGTCGACGTTCTGCAGCGCGTGCTGGAACTGCAGGAGGAAGCCATCAATGCTTGATCAGTCAGCGGATTACGCGCTGATCATGCATGGCGCGATCTATCACGTCGCGCTGAAGTTGGAGGGGGCCGCACCAGCGGCCCTTTCCTTCTCTGATCTGGTGCGCGACTACTCCCACCCCAACCCCTCGGACCTGGCCCGCGTCAAGCGCCACGAGCACATCGAGAGCGACTGGATGGCCCGACTGTGGATCATCCGCCGCGCCGTCTCGATGCTCGAGGGCCTGACCGTCGACGGCGACATGGTGTCGTTCGCCCCCGGCAACGGCTTCGACGACCTGACATGGGCGGAAGGCAAGATCGGACGGCCGCAGGCCGAGCCGGCGCTGCGTGACGCCTTCAGCCAGATTGACGGCGCCTTCGCCGACGGAATCCGCGACGGCCTCGGCGATCTTTCCGAGCTCCGCGAATCGATGCAGGCGTGGGGCTGGATCCCCGAATTCCCTGCGTTGGTCGACGAGCGTGGCGTCATCCTGGCCGGACATCGGCGCATGGCGGTCGCCAAGGAGCTCGGCATCGCGCCGGTGGTGACGGAGCTCCGGCTCGGTTTCGGCGACCCCGGCGACGCGGCCCGCTTCAAGCTGGCGATTGCCTCCAATATCGGCGGCAGGAAGCTGGGCCCGAGCGACCGCAAGCGCCTCGCCACCTATCTGTATTCCGACCCCGAATGGTCGCAGCCGAAGCTCACAGCGGCGCTCAGCGCGGCGCGTGAGCGGCCGCTCGCCGAACCACCGCCGCCGGTCAAGGTCAAGCGGCGGCCCTACGCCAAGCACGCCATCCTCGACAAGGTGAGCGATCCGATCATGGCTGAGCTCGACGTCAAGGTGCACGCGCTGATCGAGGAGGGCCTGCCGCGGCCGGATATCGCCAAGCGGCTCGGCATCGGCGAGCATATCGTGCAGCTGGCGACGCAGCGCTATGTCGGCCGGATGCAGGAACGCAACACAGTCCACGCCTGCCCGCAGTGTGGGCACATGCACGGGGGTTCTCATGCGCAAGAAATCTGACCTGCGCAGTTATCAGAAGCGCGTCGTCGACCACCTCTACGAGAACGACGCCGCAATGGCCGTCCTCAAGATGGGCGCGGGCAAAACCGCGTCCGTCCTCACCGCGATTGCCGATCTGATCCATGACCACCAGATCCGCCACGCACTGATCATCGCGCCGAAGCGCGTCGCTCACATGGTGTGGCCGCAGGAGATCGGCGCCTGGGAGCATCTCAAGCACCTGAAGTACGCCGTGCTCGACGGCGGTCCGCTGGAGCGCGAGCGCAAGCTGCAGGACGCCTCGACACGGCAAGTCACCATCATCGGCATCGACAACGTCCAGTGGCTGTGCGTGCTGCTCGACCGGATGCAGGGCGACCACCCGATCTTCGACTGCCTCGTCATCGACGAGACCAGCAAGCTCAAGGACCCGAAGAGCAAGCGCGGCAAGGCCCTGGCCCGGATCGCCGGTCGCTTCAGGAACCGCTGGGGGATGACTGGAACGCCGACGCCGAACTCGTTGCTCGACCTGTTCACGCCGATGAAGATCATCACCGACGGCGCGCTGTGGGGCAAGAGCTTCTACAAATGGCAGTCCGAGCACTTCTACCCGCTCGACCGCAAGGGCTATCGCTGGAGAGTGCTGCCCGGCCACGACGTCGGCATTCAGGACGACGCCGCCAGCGTGTCGATCGCGCTCGGCGAGAACGAGATGCCGGACCTTCCGGGTCTCAATATCCTGATCGAGGAGATTACCCTGCCCGGGCCCGCGCGGGCCACCTACAACGCCATGGAGACCAAGCTGTTCGCCCGGCTGTTCGACAAGAAGGTCGCGCCGGAGGACATCCTTGCGGCCTCTGCGGCGGTCGCTACGGGCAAGTGCGCGCAGATCGCCAACGGGTTCCTCTACGGCGACGGCAACACCGACGTGCACAAGATCCACGACGAGAAGGAGCTATGGCTGCAGGAATTCGTCGACGACCTCGACGGCGAGCCGGTCATCATCGTCTACGAATACAAGGAAGACCTTGAGATGCTGCGCCGGCTGTTCGGCCAGGATCTCCCCTACCTTGGCGCAGGCGTCAACGACAAGGCGGCCCAGCAATTCGTCGACGCTTGGAATGCCGGCAAGCTGCCGGTCTTCGCGCTGCACCCGGCCAGCGGCGGCCACGGCCTTAACCTGCAGGCTGGTGGCTCTCGCATGGCGTGGGTGGCGCCTACCTGGTCGGCGGAGCTCTGGGATCAGACGATCGCCCGAATCCACCGGCCAGGTCAGGTCGCTCATGTGATGGTGCACGTCTGCTCGGCGATCGGGACGGTCGACGAGCTCAAGCGGCTGCGAGTGATCCAGAAGCTGAGCGCGCAGGCGGCTTTCGAGGCCTACCTCGCGGCCTCGAAGGCAGCGAACGCTGCTTGAGCTTCGGGCGCTGGGCGCGCGGCAGCAACTGCTCGATCGGGATCTCGCGGTTGGTGAAGTCCCAGATCGCCAGCGCAACGCCGAGTGACGGGTGCACGTCGCCGTTGCGGACGCGGTTCACATAGGACCGCGTCTTGTCGATCGTGTCAGCAAGCTGCTGGTCGACGACATCGTTCCTGATCATCCAGGTGGCCAGATCCATAGGCATAGTCATTCCTTTCAAGTTCAACCCTTTGAATAATGTGTGTGCATAAGAACGTCAAGGGTTGACAGCTTGGATATATGTTCATAGGAACCGTTACGAAACCTGATGGAGGCGACAATCGGAAAGCGCAGCGACTTCAAGCGCATTGAGCGCGACTGCTACAACACCCCGGCCGAGGCGGTGACGCCATTGCTGCCATTCCTGCCGCCCTACACGCGGTTCGTCGAACCAGCCGCCGGTGCTGGTGCTCTGGTGCGGCACCTCGAAGCGGCAGGCGCAGGCCACCGTTGCGTATTCGCCTGCGATATCGCGCCGCGTGGGCCCGACATCGCGCATGGCGACATGCTGAATCTCAAGCCCGGCGCAGACGCAAACATGGTCATCACCAACCCGCCGTGGGAGCGTAAGCTGCTACACGCCCTGATCCTGCATCTGCGCAGTTCCGGCCTGCCGGCCTGGCTGCTGATCGACGCCAACTGGATGTTCACGGCGCAGGCGGCGCCGTATCTGCGCTACTGCGAGCGCATCATCACGATCGGCCGGCTCCGCTGGATTCCCGGCACGACGATGACCGGCAAGGACGACTGCGCGTGGTTCCTGTTCATGCCGCCGCCGGTGCGGACCACCACCTTCCACGGCAGGGTGAAGGTATGAGGATCGGCAGACCAGCCCACAAGATCGAGATGCTGCGCCAGCGACAGGCCGCCGAGACCGCCCGCAAGAAGCGCCTCGAGACGGCGCGCGAGGCGATTGCCACCGTGTCCGGCTCGGTCGCGTCGATCCACGTCGACAAGAACAAGATCACGCTCGCGAGGCTGCGCTTCATGGGCGAGGAACCCCACCCATCGCAAATGTTCACAACGGAGAATGACATGGACTTTGACTTCAACGCACACCTGCACCGGCAGCGCGACTGGTCCGAAAAGACCTTCGGCCCGGGCCCTCGCACCAAGGGGATCATCGACCACATCCGCAAGGAACTGGCCGAGATCGCCGCGGATCCGACCGACCTCGCCGAGTGGCTCGACGTCGTCACCCTGGCCCTCGACGGTGCGTGGAGGGCCGGCTACACCCCGGAGCAGATCATCGCTGCGTATGCCGCCAAGCAGGACCGCAACGAGAGCCGCGACTGGCCGGACTGGCGCACGGCGAACGAGGACGAGGCGATCGAGCACGTCCGCTGACAATCAAAACGAAAGGTAGGCAAATGACGGAGATGGATAATGCTTTGGCACGCGAACTGGATGTGGAGCTTAACGGGCCGGACACTGCTCCGCCGCCTGCAGGTGGACTTAGGGCAGCCATGGCAGCTGCATCGGAGCGAAAGGAGCCTGTTGCGTTCCGCCCGGCTCCAGCACCAGCGCCTCGCCCGCAAACGATTGCTGAGCAAGTCGGAAAGCTTGAGCAAATCGAACGCCAAATCGACGACCGCATCCGCCGCGAAAGCGTCGAAGCAGGATGTGAAGCGGAGCGCAAAATTACCGAAGCCCGGGCTGATTACGAGCGCACCCTGGCTGAGGAGACGGCTAGGCTGGGGCGTGAACGCGATGAGATGATTCGGCAGGCGACCGACGCCTACCACCTCAAAATGCACGAACTGGCCGCGCTGTCGCGCCGCCGTCAGTGATAGCCAGATCGGCGCCGAGCCGCGTCACGTAAGCGCCGGTCTGGTTGCGCCGTCGGGACCTCCAATCCCGGCGGCGCCTCGCGGGTAAAAGACGGGGCATGAGAGCCGGGCCAAGCAGCACCCCGCCCGGAGGCGCAAGCAGTCAAGACCAGCCCGCGAGCTCAGCCCTGCACTGGGCTGCCGAACACCTTCCAGCCCAAGATCAGGAACAGCACGAACAACAGGAGCGTGCTGCCCCAAGCGCCGTAGGGTCCGGCGAGATAGCCGCCGTGCCAGGCGAACCCGAAAATCAGCCAGATCAACATCAGAATCCAGAAGATCAGTTGCAGGCTCATGCGCGTGCTCCTTCCAAAGCTGCCTTGACGTCAGCGCGCAGCCGTTCGCCGCATGCGTGAGCGCCACTGAGCTCCGGTGCCCATGACAGCCGGGTGAAGTCCCATTTGCCGGATTGATCGATGCCGAGCGTGTCCTCGACCTCGGCGTGCGACAGCACGGTGCTGGAAGTCACCGCAATCCCGTAGAACATGCACAGCTGGGCGATGCCGGCGCACATGTGCTCCCACTGGATCGCGGTCATCGGGTAGATCCCCGAGTAGAACGGGCTCTCGGTGGCGCCGCTCATGCACGCCACCGACACGCCGATCGAGCCGGAGTTGCAGTTCTTGCAGTGCGCCGCGTAGCCGTCGTTGTCAGACGTGCTTTCGTTGGCGTCCACCGGGTTGTCACCCCTGACTGCGTCGCCGTCGCCGGACCAGATGAAGTGGTAGTGCTCGCGATCGACGCTGCTGACGTTATGCGAACCGGCGGTCCAGTGGGCGATGATCCTGACCATCTTGGAGGATGGCGGTAGCCACTCCGATGGCAGTTCGTGAATGTCGGAGGGCGGCGGGGAGCCCGGCACGCCGGTCGCCTTCAATGAATCGAGGCTGGCCGACAGCGAATTCGGACCGAAGTCGCCGTCGGCGGCGCCGGGGTCGTAGCCGGCCGCCTTCAGCGCGTTCTGCCATTCCGTCACATGCGACTTGCCCATGGCTTCACCTTACGGGTTGATGTTGAGCTTCTTCGTCATCACGTCGACGATCCGATCGATGCTCTGCCTGTTGGTCTCGGTCTGCTGTTGCAGGATCGTGATCCTGTCGTCCATCTTGGCCAGCCGCTCGACCGTGTAGGCCGCCCCGCGGGTCTCCATGATCGACACCCGGGTCTCCAGCTTGACCATGTAGGCCAGCACGCTGGCGCCCGCCGCGCCAATCGCCAACGCCTGGGCGATCAGGAAGTAGACCAGCGTCGAGTTGTCCCTGACCCACGTCTTGAGCTCCGTCATTCGGCGTACCCCGGCAGCCCGGATTCCAGCCGACGCCGCAATGCCTCGTTCGAAATGTAGACGCCGTCGCCGCGCTTGCGCTGCGCCTCGGCGATGGCGTGGTGCTTGACCGACGCCGACAGCGACGAGCTCTTGATCGGCATGGTGCGCCCGAACGCCGATTTGTTGAAGCTGCGGATCTTGGCCAGCGCCTCCACCCGCCCCTCGGTATCGCCGGTCTTAACGGCGGCCGCGTAGGAGTTGATGTAGGCCTGACGGTTGACCTTGATGCGCCGCTCGGCGCTCTTCATCGCGCCGGTCTTGGCCCACTGCTCGGCCAGGTGCGCCGGCGTGAAGCCCATCGCCTGCGAGATGCCGGCCCACCAGCCGACGTCCTCGGGCGCCATCACCGTCTCGCCGCTGCCGGTGACCAGCCCCTCGGTCATCAGGCCGTAAGCCTTCATCAGATCCTTGAAGACCTTTGGCGACGCCGTCTGCACGCCCGACCACAGCCCCTCCTCGGGGATCTTGTAGGCGCCTTGCAGCACCTTCTCGACGATCGCCGTCGGAGCTCCGACCATCTGGGTGAGCAGCCACAGATAGGTGTCCTCGCCGGTCTCGAGATCCTTGTTGGGCGAGCGGAACCATATGTCCGGCATGCCGACCCGCGAGGTCAGATCGACGCCGGTCATGGCGCCGACCGCGCCGTGCAGGATGACGTTGCCGAGCACCGGCCCGAACATATCGAGCACGGCGCTTTCGAACTTCGCCTGCACTTCGAAGGGGTCGTCCTCCGGCTCGTCGCCGCCGAAGATCGCCGCGAACAGGGTCGACATCACGCCATAGGCAAAGAACGCCGTGTTGTAGCCCGCTACAGCGGTTCCGCCGGCGACCAGTGCCTGCATGCCCAGAATGCCGCCAAGCTGGTAGCGCGCCTCCCTGCGGGCCTGTGGCGTATCTCCCTTGAACGACTGGTGGATGTCCCGACCAAGTCGATAGATCATGTTGACCTGGTAGGAGCGCATCGACATCAGAACGCGCGAAACCGGGCCTTGCATCATCCGCGGCCGGCTCGAATTGGAATAGTCGAAGTGCGTGCGCCAGGTCATGTCCGAGGCAATGTCGATCGCCTCGGCCGGTGTGCGGCCTTCCTCGATCGCCAGCCGGAAGGCGGCGAGCGCGGTGACCCGGCGGTTGATGACCTCGGCCTTATGGAAAAGTATCCCAAGCTTGGCCATCACATAGGACTTGGTCGGCGAATAGGTCAGGCCGGTCTCGCCGACACCTTGGATGTCGACGCTCTGCGTGCGGTCGATGACGCCGGATTCCTCCCACGCCCGCATCGCCGCCTCTTCCGAATTGTTGAGGCCGCTGTCGGAGATTGCGTTCTTGGCCGCCCGGGTGATCGCTGCGGCCGCCTTGGTCATGCTGCCGAAGCGGCCGGCGAGCACCGGGATTCCAACCATCGGCGTCTGCGCCAGATTGACCATGGCGGCCGCCGGCGACAGGCCGAGATAGTAGGCGAACGCCGACATCGAGGCCCACTGCGCCCAGTTCTTGCCGGTCGGGTTCATCACCCACTTGTGGCGCTTGTTGAGCTCGTCAGACAGCCGCGTCGCCGGCATCTGTTGGTCCTGCGGCGCCTCGCGCGCCGCCTCGGCGGCCTGATCGGTCAGATCCTCGAGCTTCAGCCCGTGCTGCAGCCGCGCCATCTGGTGGGCGGCGTGGAACATGTGGTTGGCGTAGACGCGCAGCGCGTCGGCGCTGTGGCCCTCGATCATCTTGCGGTGCAGTTTGCGGCTGCGCACCGACTGCGCCGGCATGGTGCGGAGGTAGCGCTGCCAGATGGCGTCCATGATGGCGCCCTTGGTCGGAATATTGGGCAGCATCTGTTCGATCTCGGCGATGAACGAAGGCTTGGCGGCTTGCGTCTGGTCGCTGGTCTTCTCGGGCAGCACGCCGGTCTCGACGGTGTGCCCGGCCGGCAGCCCGGCGCGCACCGCCTTCTCGTTCTCCTGCATTTCGAACTGGCTCTCGGCCAGCGCGAAGTGGACCAGCTTGCCCGCCGCGTCGCGCTCGGAAACGAAGTAGGTTCCGAACCGGCCGAGCGGGAAATACGGCGGCTTGAGCTTGTTGGTCTCCAGCCGCAGCCGGAGCTCGGCGACGGTCGAACGGGTACGGCGGCGGCCCTGCAGCCGCTCACGATCGGCGGCCTCGTTTAGCAAACGCCGCTCCTCGGCGTGCTCGGCAGCGGTGGTCAGGCCGTTGGCGTGGCGCAGATCGGCGTCGCGCAGCTTGCGGCCGAGTTGCCGCTCGCGCTTGCGATCGGCGATGTCCTGTACCTCCTGCACATTGGCGAGCAGGATCTGGTCGAGCTTGTCGTTCTGCTCGGTGTAGGAATCGCGGACCTCGCGATAGAGCTCCTGAAAGCCGGTAGGCAGCGCAAGGAAGCGGTTGCGCAGGTCGGCATAGTCCGGCTTCAGCATGTCGTTGAGATCGTCGGGGTCGGTCTCCGCCTTGGTGGCGTCGTGCATCAGCAGAGCCAGGTTGACGGCGTGAGCTCGGCCGCCGCGCGCCGCCAGCTTGCGCCACTTCTGCACGGTCTTGTCGGCGCTGCGGTGGATGCCGTCGCGGAACGTATCCATGATCCGCTTTTCTTTGATGTAGTCCTCGACGTGCGCCTTGATGGAGGCCGGGGCCAGGTCGGGGAAGTAGTTGAGGTAGACGGCGCCGAGCGCCGCCGGCGTCATCTTCGACCAGACGCTCTTGATGCGGTCGAGGAAGCGCTGCTCGGTCGGATGCGCGATCGTGTTGATGACCGGCGTGACGACGCCGCGGAACAGCCGCCCGATGTCGGGCGCCTCTAGCCCTGGTTCTGAAACATCTCCGGCAGTTCCGCCTCGTGCTCCGCCGTCCACTCCTTTGGCAGATCCTTGTCGTAGGCCGACTCCAGATATTGTTCTCTCGTAAGTGGAAGGTTGGATTCCAACATCGCCGCGAGCACCGGGTCGATACCAGCTTGGCGCAACAATTCCTCCTGCGGCACGGAGGATCTCAGATCTCGCGGCTTGCGCGGTGATTTCGCCATTTCGAACCCTCTGCCATATCGCGTCGATTGCAGCGACGTTGCGGGCCTGTGCCTTAAACGTACTTGTGAACAGGCCGCGGACTGCCTCCCATGTAATCGACTGGAGCTCGCGCGGCAAGATGCCGAGCTCGGCGGCGAGCTCGCGGTGGGCATCCGCGATCAGCCCGTAGCTGCCGCTGGTGCCGGAAATGCCGACGTTCTTCATCGACCGCCAATTGCGGTCTTGGTCCTCTTTCGGCGGCGAGGTTCCGAAGTTGTGGTTGACCTCGTATGAGGCGCCGGACAGGGCGCGGAGCAGCGCCGCAGCCACCGCGTGGGTGTCGATCGTGATGTCGCCGTGGCGGGCCTTCGGAGCCAGGATGTTGTTGAAGAAGTTCCTGACCTTGTGCTTCATGCCCATGCGGCGTGAAACGTTGGCGTAGTCCGGGTCGCGGATCACCGCGACGGCCTTGCCGATTTCCGACAGCGATCCCCACGCGACATTGTCGACGAGCTCGCCGACGAAGTTGCCCTCCGAGCTCACCTCGCGGTGGCGCGGGTCGTGGTAGGTTTGGTCATAGATCCTGACCCACATTGCCTGCAGCTGGTGCACCTTGACGTGGTCGGCGTACTGCTCGGCGATCTGGTCGAGCGTCTTGCCGCGGATCAGGTTGAGCCAGGCGACCTTGTCCGGCTTTTCGAACAGCTGGTAGCCGGTCTCGCCCATGGCGTTGGTCCACGGCGACTTCGACCGGAACGTCATAATGTCGAGCACGCGCTCGGCCAGGCTGACGTTCTGATACCAGTCCTTCTGCGGCGACAGGGCGGCCAGCACGCCAGCGATGACGTGATCGGGCAGCTTGTAGCGCTTCATCCAGTCGTCGGTGATCTTGCGGGCGCCGTCGTACCAGAGCTTGGTGCGGTTGCGCTGCTCGGCCGGGATCTGGTTGTAGAGCCAGCGAAGGTTGTCCTTGATGTGCTCCTTGAACACCGTCGCGATGTGATCGGCGCTGCGGTTGGCGATGCCGCGCGGCATGTTCACGTAGGACGCGATGATCCGCATGTTGTGGCGGAAGGCGCCCTTGTTCGGCTCCGCCTTCATCGATTCCGTGCTGACGACCAGCCGCTCGGCGATCGGGTCCTCGGTCTTCGAAACCAGATCGGGGAAGCGTGTCGAGATCCGAACCGGGCTGTCGCCGTCGGCCTGCACCGACGACTTCGGAACCTCGCGATCCTCGAAGTCGGGGACGCGCGCCTCGAGATCCTTGGAATCCTCCTCCATCTGCGCGACATGGTCGGGGTCCCAGTCGCCCGGCGTCTCTTCGGCGCCGTTCATCCAGTGGACCCACGCCTTGATGCGCTTGATGCCGACCGCCGCGGCGACCGCCGTGCGGTTGTTGCCCTCGTTGAGGAACGCCTCGCCACGGTGGTTGACCATGACGAAGACCGGGTTTTCGTTGGTGTAGCCCTTGTCTTTGACGCTCTCGATCACGTCGTCGTACTTGACCTGGCCGGGCGCCGGCTTCTCGCGATTGCGGCCGGGCAGCTTGCGGAGCTCGCTGACCGGCAGGAACAGATCCTTCTTCATCCCGGCGAAGGCGGTCGGCGTGCCGCCGAGGCCGTGCCAGCCGGATTCGCCCTTCATCATCTCGCGCTCGGCATTGCGCTTCTTGCCGGCCAGCCAGTCGCCGCCGGGGTTGTCGGTCTGGTAGCCGGAAGGCTTCAGATTGGGAGTGCGCGCCTCCAGCATCTTCGGGCTGGCCGGGTTGAACGCGCCGGAGTTGAACACCGATTTGATCTGCTCGGGATCGAGCGCGACCCAGACCTGTTGCTCCTTCATGTCGACGGTGCCGCGCGGGAACACGATGCCGTCGTAGCCCTGCGCCTTCAACCAGCCGCGCAGCGGCTCGGTCGAGCCGCGGGCGATCTCGCCGCTGTCGCCGTGCACCCTGCGGATCTCGCGCGGGTCGTTGCCGGCCGCCGACTGCATCTGGTCTAGGAAGTCGTCGAACGTCGCCGGCCGCCACGGGTTCTCGATCTTCAGATAGACCGGGTAGACGGTGCCTTCCTGGCCGGCGTAGCTGCCGCCACCGCTCGGCAGGTCGGAGAACCATGCGCCGACGGTGTCCATCGACCGCTTGCGGCCGACGATCTCAACCGATGCCAGTCGGTTGAAGAAGTCGAAATCGCCGAGCTTCTTGCCGTCCTTCGACCACACAATAGAGCCGTGATACATCACCTTCGGCTTGCCGTCGGGCTGCGTCACGACGCTCTTGCCGAACCACTTCTTGAAGGTCTCGAGCCCGGTGTTCCACAGCCCGCCGGCCTGCGGCACGTTGGTCGGCTCGGGTATCGGGGCGGCCGCCTTCGGCGTGTCCACCGGCCCGTCTCTGAGCTCGGCGACCGATGGCATGGTGGCGTGCTGGCGCACCCGCTTGTTCTGCGGATCCGCGATCCATCCGTCGTCGCGGCGGATCACCGCCTCGACCTTGACGAACCAGTTGCCCTTGGCGTCCGGCGGGAAGAAGCGGACGACGCGGTCGTGGCCGCCGTAGCTGCGCACGATATTGCCAGGCGTGAAGTACTTGGCGAGCTTGGCGGTGGCGTCGACCCGCGCCTGCGCCGCCTTGCTCAGCTTTTTGGCGGGTTTTTCTTTAGGTGCTGGTCGATCTTCACTCGGCTTCGCAGCCGGTCCTGTGCCTGCGCCAGCATCACGTCCCGCTGCGGGCCGGGGGGCAGCTGCGCCATTTCGTCCCTGAACGACCGCAAGATCTCCTGGGTGGCGAATGGGTTCGGTGGGTCGATGAGTTCCTGCGGCCGCGATTCTTTCGGCATGTTTGGCAACGACCTTCTCGTAAGCTGCCTTGACCTCGGGGATATCCATCAGCGTCGACGGGCCGCGGCCGATGGCATCATAGACCACCATGCCGCCGTCGTGCAGCGCCGAATTGACGATGTGGTGATACTCCTCGCCAGCGAACTTGGCGTTCGTCTGGCCAGCCATGATGGCGTTCTGCAGCGCCCGGAAGATCGGCTTGTTCCAGGCATCGAGGCGGCGGGTGACGACCGCCATCGCATCGGCGCCGCGATAATCGAGCTTGGCGCCGTCCAGCATGATGGCGCTGCCCACCGGCGTCACGGCTACGCGGTAGGATATGCCGTTGGGGGCGTGTGCGTAGGTTGCCGTGACGCCGGGCAGGGCCGCCGCAGAAATGTCCGGTTCGCTGAGCGACAGATCGCTCGGATGGTTGTGGTGGATGATCACCTTCTCGTTGGGGTCGGTGAAGATCGACCACACCCGCTCGGTCAGCGCGACGCGGCTCTTGCGGCCCTCGCCATTGGCGACGACGTCGCCGTTGACGTCGAGGACCACCATGTTCTCGTTGCCGTTGGCCTTGCCACGGCTCATCACGACGTCCTTGGCGGCGTCGCCGGAGGCCAGGCCGCCGCCGATCACCACGTCGATGCCGTGGTCGGTGTACTTGGTGGCGATCAGCGTCGTATCGAGCGAGGTGTCGCGCGGAATGGTGCGCTTCACGCCCCCTGTCGGGGCCGGTGGAGCCGGTTGGATAGTCGACGGTGCCTTCGGCTGGTTGAGTGCCTCGATGGCGTTACGGCCGTCCTGATCCTGGGCCAGGAAGAAGGCGTAGGCGAAGCCGTCCGGGGTCAACGACCGCTCGGCTTTGTCTTCCGCGTTGTCGCCGCGCAGCTTGTGGATCTTCGAACCCTGCGCAGCCTCGACCGGCGCCACCGGGAGGTCGGTGTTGAACGACCCCCACAGCCGCGTCTCCTTGGTGTAGCTGTCGCCGAAATCGCTCGGGTCGAAGCGCATCAGCGCCGGCGGCAGGCCGGACATCCGGGCGATGCGGCCGCGCGGGTTCTCGAGTGCGTGGAACTTCGGCTTGAACAGGTCGATGTAGTACGCCGTCATGTGGACCATCCACGTATTGGCGGCGACCGGCGTGTCGAACAGCATTGCCGCCTTCGGTCCGAACAGCTTCAGCACCTCGGCGGGGTTCGGCTCGTCGTGCTTGGTCGGCCACCACTGCGAGCCGGAGCTCGCAAACGTGGTGCACGGGCAGGCGCTGATCACCCCGGCGACGGTGTAATCCGGGCCCAGCGCCTCTTCGAGCTCGGACTGGATGACAGTCGGCGAGGTCTCGAAGATGTCCTCGCCGTGGTCAATGTCGATCTGAACGACGTGGTAGCCAGCGTCGCGGAACGGCTGCGACCATGATCCGCTGGAATCGAACAGCGAGATGATCACCTTCTTGGAGTTGTCGCGCTGCTTGCCGATGCGCTTGGCGATCGACTTCCACTCGTCGATGATCTCCTGGCCGCGGTCCTCGCTGATGGTCGGCACGCCCTTGGCGGGGTCGATGGTCTTCTTCGGCGTCGGGAAGATCCAGTCGCCGGGCTGGCCGTAGTGATGATTGTCCTTGACCGGATCGTAGCCGATCAGGCCTTCCTCGAGCCGCGCCTTCATCAGGATGTCGCCGACCTCGGCCTCGGCCGCTTCGCGGTCCTCGTCGGATTCCGTGAAGATCTCGGTCAGCTTGTCTTTGAGCGTCTCTTCGGCGGTCTTTGCGCGCTTCTTGCGGAACTTCTTGCCCGGAACGGCGTCAACCGGCGCCTCGCCCGGCGCGTCGGGCACGGCGTCCGTAACCGACGGCGGCGGTGTTTCAGTCACCGCCGCCGCCGGCTCAGCCTGCGGTTCGACGTCCGCCTCGGCGGTCGCTGCTTCCGTAGGCGTGAACTCTACTATCTGATTCCCGGCGTGGACCGCATTGTAGACCTCCATCGTGTCGGTGCGCTCGGCCGGCATCGGCTTGGCGACCTCCAGCGGATAGAGCCCCTTGGCGGGCTCGTTGGAGAACGGCACGTCGCGAGCTCCGGGGATGACGCCCCAGCGCTTCTCCTTGCTGTTCCACGTCACCAGCGTGGCGGTGTTGTCGTCCTTCAGCAGCACGCGGAAGTCCGGCACCGGCGTTAGCCCGGCCGGGCTCAGATCGCCGGCGCTCGCCTTGAAATAGACAGTCCGCGACGAGCGCGCCTTCGGCCCGGAATCGCCCTCGTGCCCGGGCGTCGATCGCGGCGCCTTGTCGCGTGTCGTGGTTCCGTCGGCGTGGACTTGGTAGACGGATCCCATCGCCGTCTTGAATGTTGCCACGGTTGTTTGAGCCGCCGCCGCGACGGGTTCCTGCGAGGGGCGCGGTGCGGCGGCGGCCTCCGCCTTGGCCGCGGGAGGAGGTGCAGCCGGCGAAGCTTGTTTTTGTTTTTCCGCGTGCTCCTTCTGCCGCCGCGCGATCAGATCGGTGTTGAGCACCGGCGGCTTCTTGCCCTCGGCGGTGGCGCGCTCGACGCGGTAGCGGTAGTCGTCGACGATGTTGCCGGCGTCCTTGAGCGAGATCTTGAGCTCGTCGGCAATCGCCTGTTGCTCGACCGGATCGGCGGCATCGAGCCCACGCTGGCCCATGTCGCCCTGCTCGCGCGCTTGAACGCGCTTGATGGCGAGATCGTAGATGCGGGCGTGCGTCGCGTCCGGCAGCTTGACCTTCTTGACCTCGCCGTCAGAGGGATTGAACACCTCGCGCACCAACGGCCGCGGCGCCTTTTCGGCAACCGGCGCTGGCGCCGGCGCCGTCGGTGCCGCTTCCGGTGACGGTGCCGGGGCGGAACGCGACGACGCCGGTGCTGCCTCGGCCGCGGGGGGTGCGATTCCGGGCGACGGAGCTCTGCCCTTCAGCCAGTCTTCGAACTCACGGTAGGAGTCCTGGCTGGGGATACCGAGTGAGGCGCGCACCTGCAGCACGAACAACCGCTCGTCGCCGACCGCCGCCACCTTGTTGATCTTGTCCTTCAGCGCCGTGGCGACCTGATGCGCCGTCATGCGCTCGGCCGACAGCCGCTCAATCTCGGCCGTCAGTCCGGTCTTGTCGGCGACGTCGCGAGCTCGCTCGATCGGCTCACTGATCCAGTCGGCGACGCCGGCCGGGCGGACGCGCGGAAACTGCTGTGCCGGCTCTTCGGCCGGCGCCTTATGCGCCTCATCCGGCCGCTGCGTGACGACCGGCCCCGTAGAGGCCGCTGCAGGGGCGTTCTCTCCGGCGGGCGTCTCAGTACCGGCGACAGCCGCCGCGCCCTCTGGCGCTGCCCCCTGGCCCGGCGTGGCGGCAATATCGGCCGGGTCGAGGGTGATGTCCTTGCCCGGGCGCATCAGCGGCTTAACGAAAGCCTGCCCGATCGTGTAGTCCTCGTTGCTGTCGTCGGCGGTGACGATCGGATCGCCGGTCGCGGAATAACCCTTCACCGTGCCGGTGAAGGTATCGCCCTCGCCGTCATTGACCTCGACCTTGGTTCCGGGCGGCGAGGCGCCGCGCTGCACGGCCTGCGCCGTCGCCTCCGACTGCGCCTGCATTTCGCCGTGCGACAGCGCGCTTTCGATCGGACCGGCCTTGTGGGCGGGCAGCCCGGCGCCTGCCGCGACGCCGCGGGAAGTTGGATCCACCGGACCGGCGCCGCCGGGACCGCCTCCAAGCGGCTGGCCGGCGGGCGCCGTCTGCGTGCCTGCAGGAGGAGGGGCTCCGGCAGGTGGCGGCGGTGGTGCAGCACCCTCTTCAGGGCTGGCGGCGCCGGCTACGGCGCCCATCCCGCCACCCATGATGCCGCCGGTGACGGCGCCGCCGAGCATTGCATTGGCGACGCCTTGGGTGACGGGACGATTCGGATCGGCATTGCCGACGCCGATATTGGTGGCGACCTGCTCGGAACCGCTTTGCACGGTTTCCTCGAGGAGCTCGGCGGCGCCTTCCTTGACGGCGCCCTTGACCAGCCGCTTCTTGAGACCGCCGGCCAGACCTTTACCGAGGATCTCGCCGAGCACCATGTCGCCGCGGCCGCCGACTAGGCCGGTCGAAACACCGGCGATCAGTCCGGCCTGCGCCGAGGAATCGCTGGTGATCGTCGACTTGGCGTCCTCCGGGCTCATGCCCTGCTCGATCAGCGCCTTGTAGCTGTCGCTGCTGTCCCACACCTCCTGCGGCAGCGCGTCCAGTTCGGCGCGCACCTGCTCGGCGGTCGAGCCGCCGGCCAGCAAGCCTTCGCCGACGCCACCGGCGAGCAGCGCGGTCTTGGCGCCTTGCGCGGCGGCCGCTTCCTTGGTGAGGCCGGCGGCAATCGCCGCCTTGACGGAGCCGCGCATCAACAGCTGCGCCGGCCCCATCGTCAGCACGGTGGAGGGGATCGATTCGACGATGCCGGACAGATAGGCGCGCGGGTCGGTCCACGCGGCGCCGAGCTTGCCGTTCTCGCTATCCCACCAGTCCTTCTGGCGGGCAGCCTGGGTCTTTTGCGACAGCGCCTTGGTGTATTCCTCGGTCTCTTCCTTGAACAGCTTGTCGGTCGGGCTGCCGGTCATCCATTCGTCGACCGAGCTCATCGCCGCGTCGATGGATTCGCCGCCGGGCAGCGCGCGGACAACGGCGCGCAGCGCGTGGCCGGGCATCTGAGCTCCGAGCACAAGCAGGTTGCCGATGTCGCTGAACACGCCCGGCTGGTCGGCGTCGTACTTGGTCTTCCACTTTTCGTACTGCGACGCCGGCATCTGGATCAGCGGCTTCAACCCCTGCGCGGCGCGCTGCTCGTTCAGCTGCGCGAACGGGTTGTCCGGCGTCGACTGGACGGAGGCGACCGGATCGGCTTTGAAGCGGGCCATCGGATCGAAGGTGTTGACGCCCGGCATCGACGGCAGCGATTCCGGCGCCAGCTTGGTGTCCTTGTTGACGACGATGCGCGCGATGCCGTTCGGGCCTTTGGTGACTGAGCCGGTGGTGCCGTAGTCGACCGATGTGTCGCCGACCTCACCGGCGTACTCGAAATGCATCGGGTCTTTTCTGCCCTTGAAATCACCGCCCCAGACGAGGCCGTGCTTCGCCGCGAGCTCGCGGATGTTGGGTGGCAGATTGGACTTGCCCCCGCCCAGCGGGTTCTCGGCAGCGTTCAGATCGATAGCGGTGCCGAAGGCGTGCTGGCTCAGCTTGTTGGAGCCGCGGATGTTGCGGTAGTTGTAGCCGCCCGACGACTTGACGTTGTAGCCCTGCGCGGCGAGGTCCGAGAGCAGGCCGTTGAACGCGGCGGCGGCCGGCTTGTAGACCGTCCACTTCTGACCCTTGACCGGCTCGATCGTGGTGAGGTTGTGCTTCTGCCACGTCGGATCGGACGGATCGCCGAGCGTGGCGACATTGGCCCAATTGGCCTTGCCGCTACCGGCGCCGCCGACGCGGCGCTTCTTCTCGCCGCCGCTGGTGTAGAACTCGTGCTGGCCGATCTTGGCGGTCTTCTTCAGCCCGCCAGCCCAGCCAGGCTTCACATAGTCGGCGTGGTAGTGGTCGGCACCGCCGGTGATGTCCGGCAGTGCGCCGGTCATCACGCCGTCGACGATGCGCTCAGCCTCTGCCCGGATCTTCGGATCGCGTTGCGCCGCCTTGGCGCCGGAGCCGGGGTGTTCATAACCTGTGAATTGCTTGGGCTGTTTGACGACGGCGTCGGGATCGAGGCCGCGCTTCTCGGCGCGGTTCTTGATGACACCGGCGACCGCCTGCATGCCCTTGGCGCCCTCTCCGGCCGCCTCGGCAATGACGGTGTCGACGACAGCACTGCGCGACCGCGCCGGACGGGGGGTCGGGTCGGGAGCCGGCGCGGCCGGCTTCGCGCCCGCTGGCGCGGTGCTCAGCGGGTCGAACTTGAAGCCTTTGACGACGATGCGTTCCACTAGCGGGTGATCCCGATCTGCGCGACCTGCGCCGCCCGCATGATGTCCGGCGGCCACTGTTCCGGCGGGATGCCCGCCTGCGTCAGCGCCTGACCGACCTGCTGCGGGTTGACGCCTTGCTTGATGGCCTGCGACGCCTGCGCCAGATATTGCTGCTTGTCGCTGTCCGGCACCTGGCTGGTGGCGTCGACCGGCGACGCCGCCTGCCCGCCGATCGGCTCGGCCGGCGCGGCGGCCGGCGCCTGCGACACCTCGTCGAGCGGTGCCTGTACGCCAAGCTGTTCGTCGGTCGGCTGCTCCTCGTCGGCCGGAGCCGGCGCCGCCGCGTCGCTGGCCGGCGTGTCGAACTGCACCTGTTGGCCGGTATCCGGGTCGACCGCGACCTGCGGCTCGGCCGGCGCTGCGCCGCCCCTTCCGAAGCGGGCGTCGACGATCTGCTTGGCCATCGCCTCGCGCTGTTCCGGCGTCATGGCGCCGACCTCTTCGTCGAGCAGCGCGCTCTCTTCGATGCGCTTGCGCTCTTCCTGAACGGCGTTCTGGTACTGCGCCTGCGTCAGCGCGCCGGTGCCGACGCCGAGCTCAGCCTCGGCCGCCTTCTTGCGGACGTGGGTGCGGACTTCGAGATCCGCCTTGGACTCGGCCGCCTTGGTCGCCTCCTGCATTTCGAAGGCGGCCTGCGGGTTGGCGAGGTTTGAGAAGAAGCTCGCCAGATCGTCGACGGCGACGTTCTTGGTGTGCTCCTTGCCGTCCGGCGTGTTGAACGTCAGCCGGTAGCCCGTAACCTGGCCGGCTTCCTCGTCGTAGTATTCGGCCGCCGACAGCTTGCCGTCGATGCCGTAGCCCTTGGTGTTGGCGGCCGAGGTCATGTCGGCGATGCCGCCCTCGATGTCGCCGGACTGCAGCTTGCCGAGGCCGCTGGTGAACTTCTTGGCGGCGCGCTTGGTGGTCGAGCTCTCCGCCCAGTCCACCCACGCCTGCGCCTTGGCGGGGTCGCCCTCCTCGAGATATCGGTTGGCGATCAGCGGCACCATCTCGTTGGCGTAGCGCGACATGAAGTCGCCCGGCTCGGCGGTGCCGGCCGCTACGTCGGCGTCATATTGCGCCTTGCCCTCCTGGGTGATGCCCTCGACGTCGCTTTCCAGCTTGTGCTGCTTGCGAATGCCGCGGATCCGATCGCCCAGATCGATACCCTGCGAGAAGCCCTGCGCGAAGGCTCCCAGCGCGATGCCCAGCATGTCATGCCCTCCTGATGCCGTATGCTTGCGCCGACACGCCCGGCTTGGCGGTCGTCATCTTGACGGCGCGCGCCTTGGCCGGTGACTGCGAGGCGCGGCGTGGAGCCGGCTGCGGCTTCTTGGCCTTGGCCTTCGACGGCCCCTTCTTGCCGCCGAGCGAACGGTCGATCTTCGACACTTTGTGGTCAAGATCCTGCACCGCCTTCATGGTGATGCCGATGGCGTCCTGCAGGTCGATCGTCCCGGTGTCCGGCTGGCCGGTCGCCTTGGCGTAGTGATCGGACATCGTGCCGATGTGCTCCTTGGCGCCGCCGTCGGCACCGGGCCGGTTGTCCTTGTATCGGTAGGTCGAGACCGGCATTTCCTTGACCGCCTTGAGGCCGTCGCCCTTCTTGACCTTCTTGATGCCGGTCTTCGCCTTGCGGCTCGACAGGCCGATCGCCGCGCCGCCGATGGTGCCGATGGCGCTCCAGATGCCGGAAGAGTTGGCTGCCTTGGCCTCCTGCTCCTTGCCCCACGCATCGAGTTGCAGACCGTACTGGTTGAGCAATGTCGACGCCTGGCCGGCGTAGCCCTGTTGGGCGCCGCCGAACCCCTGATGCACGCCCTGCGCGTTGGAGTTGGAGATCTGTTGGTTGGACTGGTTCATGCCGACGGCCGACGAGCCGGCAGCCAGCGCCGCGCCGGTGCCGGCGGCGGCCTGCGCCGGCAGGCCGGCGTACATGTTGGCGACGTCGGCCTTCAGCGCGAGGCCCTTGTCGCGCATGGCTGTTCTGGCTGCGTTCCCGGCGCCTGCCGTCGCGGCGGCCGTGCCGAGCTCGCCAGCCCGCTTGATGCCGGCGTAGCGGCCCGATCCGGGCTTGATGCCCATCGCCGAGCTCTCGCGATCGGCTTGAGCTCGGGCGGCCGCGGCTTCGGTCTGAACGCCGGTGCGCGCCTCGGCGGCGGCCTGCGCCTGCCGCTCGGGCGACGAATAGGACAGCGCCTCCTTGGCGAAGGCGTCCTGCGCGCCCCAGCCCTCTTTCTCGTAGCGGGCGCGGTCCTTCTTGGCGTTGGCCAAGCTCATGTCGCCGATGCCGAGTTGCTGCTCGGTGACGCGCTTGGTCAGCTTGTCGAGCTCGACCTGCCGGGCGGTCGAGGTCTTGAATGAATCTTTGGCAAAGCCAAGCCACTGCTCGCCGAGAGCCGCCTGCTTAAGGGCTGCCGCGCCGATCTGTGGGTCTGGGGAGGGTGCGCTGCCGCCGCCTTTGCCCATCGCAGGACTCCTTGCGAGCCCGCACTTCCTGCGCCGGGTGGTTCAGGCCGTTATACAGCCATCGACCGCATCGGCAAAGTGATCCACCTGCAGTCCTCGTTCAGCATGCCGTAGAGCAGCAAATCCTCGCCGTCGCGGCCGGCTTTGCGGAGCACGCCTTCCAGCTTCCAGCAACCGAAATGCTTGACGAAGCGCAGCGACGCCTTGTTGTTCTTCGACACCAGGCAGGAGATCCGCGGGAACCCCAGCTGCAGGAACGGGTAGGCCATCGCCCGGATGATGAACTCGCGGGTCAACCAAGGGGTGCCTGGCGTGCCGATCACCGTCATCAGGCAGTCGTTGTCGGAGAAGGTGTCGAACACGACGACACCGCGGATCTCGCCGTTGACCTCCTTGGCGATGACCTTGGCGTCCGGTCGAAGGCGGTGGCCCTGCCCGAGCATCGCCTTGGCCCAGTTGGTCAGCCGCTCGGTCTCCTCGTCGTCGTAGACGTACTCGATCACTTGTCGCCGGTCAGCCGCTTGCGCAGCGCCTCCGACGCCACGAACAGCATCAGGTGGACGCGATTGACCTCGGCGATCAGCTTCAAATGCCGGTCCAGCATGCCGTTGTAATTGGCGATGAACGAATTGAATTCTGCCTCGGTCGGCGGCTCGCCGCCGGTGATCGGCACCATCTTGACGACCGCCAGCCCGAGCTTCTCGGTCGGGATGTGCTGTGGCATCTGCAGGATGCCGATCAGATCTTCGACGCGGACGGCGGCTTGGCGGCGGTGCGCGACGCGGCGGCCGGCGAGGATGTTCAGCGTTTCCTGGTCGAGCCGCTGCTGCTCGGTGAAGGCGTTGCGGTTGTCCTTCTGCCGATCGAGCTCCGGCCGATTGGTATGCGAGTCCATCAGGGTTGCCGCTTGAGATCGTCCATCGTCTTGGCCAGGGTGAACCGGAAGATGCGACCGTTCGTGTGAACGTCGATCTCCCATGTGCGCGCCTTGAAGCCGGATGGCAAGCGCACCGGCTTGTTGACCTCGGTGATGAAGATCGGCAGCAGCTTCTTGTCGGCGTAGATGCCGACCGAGACGGTGGTCTGGCCGGCGGTCGCCGTCGAATCGCCGTTGGCGCCGGTGACGACGGCGCCGCGGGGCAGCCGCAACAGCCAGTCGCCGCTCATCGGAACGCAGTCCTCGCCACCCATCTTCTCGCCGACGACGATCAGGTTTTCGTCGAAGGTGCCGTTGAGGTCGCCGCCGATGCTCATCAGCTGGCCGTTGGGGTAGCGCGTCTTCATCGCGATGTTGTTGGCGTCGATGGTCGCTGCGATCTGGTTGGCGACGATATCCGGGCTGGTGGTCTCGGGGTTGACGATGCCGTCGATCAGGAAGGCGCCGTAGCTCTCGGGGTAGGGCAGCACGAACTCTTTCGACTTCCAGTAGAGATATTTCGACAGAGCTCCCGGGGCGTCCAATTGGCGGATTTCGGCCTTGCCGGTCGGCACGTAGAACAGCGCCGATTCGACCACATCGTAGAGCGCGGCCTGGGCGGTGGTTCCGGCGCGCAACAAGAATGATTGCCCACTGAGGTCGATCAGCAGCGCGCCGCGATCGAGCGAGCCGTCCGGCCGCGGCGTGTCGTAGAAGGCGCAATAGCGGCCGTTGTACTGCGCGCCGATCATGGTCTCGGGCGTCATCGCCGCCCAGTCGTGGCGCGAGAAGATGTTGGAGGTGGCGACGCCGACAGATCCGTCGGCGCGGGCCACGACGACGCCTTCGTTCGAAGCGTAGGCGACGGCATAGCCGAGGTCGACCAGCGTGCGCTTGCCGATGCACGGCAGGTTCTGCTCGAGCTTTTGCGACGCCATGCTGTCCGGCTGCGTTCCGGCCACGACGTAGGGCTGGCCCTTGGTGGCGACCAGCAAGGTCATGCCCATCGCGCCGAGCGCGACGATCTCGTAGTCGACGGTGATGATGTATTTCTCGGGCCAGGCGTGCGGCTTGTAGGGCTCGGAGAAGTACAGCTTCTTGCCGTCGAACGCCGCCATCATGCCATTTGGTAGCGCTGTCAGGCCGAGCAGCGTGTCGGGCGGGGCGTTATAGGCGATCGAAGGACACGGCTCGGCGGTGGCGTCGACGGCGATGCTGTCGACATAATCCGCAGCGGTGACGCCGCGCTGGGCGATCAGGTAGAAGTAGGTGCCCGCCGCGCCCGTCTGAAGCCGATAGATGCGCTGGTAGACGACACCGCGCGCCGGCCCGGTCGGCAGCGTGAAGCCGCTCAGCGTGACGGTATTGCCGGGCTGCCAGTCGATCAGGTTGGAGACCGGCGACGGCTCGCTTTCCTCTTGGATGCCATTCACCACCGGGATCTCGGTGACGTAGGTGTAGATGTACTGGCGGCTCTGGATATCGCCGCTGCCGGTGCCGCCCTTGGCCGCAGTGAGCTTGGTCAGCGGCCGCGGCACCGCGAGGTTGTAGACCGACGTGCCGGTCCGCATCTTCGGAACGCCGTCGCCGGTGTAGTAGATCCGGTCCTCGTCGACCGGCGCCGGAACGCAGTCGACGTCGTTGGCCCAGCCGATCCATGTGTCGAGATATTTGTAGATGGTCTTCCAGTTGGTCGCTGCGGCCGGCGAGCGGAACACCGATTCGCGGAAAGGCGTCAGGCCGCCATCGTCGAGGCGGACGTCGAAGGCCGACTGCGCCGCGGTCTCGGGCATCAGCCGCGGGATGATGTGCGGCTGCTCGCCCTGAAATCCGGTGATGACGATGACCGGCGCCGAGGGCATTAGATGTACCTGATCATCTTGTTGAGGATGATGGTCGGCTGGACGTTGTTGTGCGGCTTGTCGGAGCCGACCGAGGCGGTGTCGCCGACCAGCGAGTGGACGTGCTCGCCGGCGCCGCTGACGGCCAGTGTGTTGAGCTTGTTGCCGTTGCCCCACTCGTAGCCGGGCGCCTGCGCGCCAGTCAGGGTCGAGTAATTGTGGGTGTGGTCGCCCTCGCCGGTCTTGGTCCTGGCCGTCGCCGTGGCGAGGTTGTGGACGTGCGCCGAGATCTGCGAATCGAGCAGCGTGTGCGTCTCGAAGCCGCCGACCGCGCCGAGCGTGTCGCCGTTGATGCCGCCGACGGTGCTGGCGGTCGGATTGGTCAGGCGGTTGGCCGAGCCGCCAGCGCCCATGTTGTCCTTGCCAGCGACGACACGGCCGCGCAGGTCAGGGAGCCGGTATTGCGTGGCCGGCAGCGCGGCCTCGGTGTAGGTCCGCCCGATCACCGCGTAGAGCGCGTAATAGGTGCTTCCGGCGGCGCCGTAGGTCAGCGCGCGACCGTCGCATAGCAACCACCCCGATGGCAGCTTGGTGTCTGGGCCGGCGAAGTCGAAGACGGTGCCGATCGGAATGTCTTCCGGCGCGACGTTCCAGACGCGGGTCCACGCGCCCCAGACGCTGTTGACCTTCTGCCGGCGCCAGCGCTCGTCGCTGTTGTAGCGTTGCCATTCCTGCAGCTGGACTGCCGCCGAGGCGACGTCGCACTTTAGCCAGGCGTAGTAGTCGACCGGCGTGTTGGTGACGCCGGTCGGCAGCCAATAGGTGCCGGATTCGGTGACCAGATTGGCGTCGCCATCGGTGCCGAGGCTCATCTCGGTGGCGCGCAGGCGCGGCGGCAGGCGTGGGTCAGGGACGATGCCCTTGGTCAGCGAGCCGGCGTCCGACGTCGCTTCGAGCAGAGCTCCGGCGGTGAGACGGACCTCGACCCGGGAATTCAGCGGGAAGCCGCGCTTGGCGGTGCCCTCCTGACCGCGCACCACCGTCAGCGTGACGCCGGTGCGCGACGTGCAGCGCATGATCTCGCGGTTACCGACATTGTCGGTGATGGTGACCGGGAACCACTGGTCGGTGGCGACCGCAGCGACGGGGAACCGCGACTCATCGCCCGACGTGATCTTGATCGTCGTGATCGTTGTGTCGATCGGCTGGGCGAGCAGCGAAATTGCGTTGTTGGTCAGCTGCATTGACATGGCGGAACCCGTCCTGGGGCGCCGCACGTCCTGCGCTGGCTATATCTCGACTATAGCAGCCTGCGCCGCCGCCTTGCTATCCCGCCAGCTTGACGGGCGGCGGGGCAGTGTTCGAAGGGACCGGCAGCGCGTTGGCAAGGGCGTTGGCGCGCGCATCCCAGATCGCCGCGATGGCTTTCTCGATGTCGGCGTCCTTCGGCGCTTCCGCACCGCCGTCCTGCAGCGCCTTGCCGACCACCGCGTCGGTGGCGACGTGCTGGGCGAGCAGGATGGCGTTCTCGTCGCCGCACAGCACGCGGTTGGCGTAAGCCGCCCGGTTGGTGCGGTTGGGCTGACCCGCCCCTTCAGCAGCGACGGACTGCGCGACCTTGAGGGCGGCGAAGCTGACCCGCATGTAGAACGAGGGATCGCTCGCCGCAGTTACGATAGCCAGGCTCATCACAGACCTCCCGCCTTGAGCGCGTCTTTGATCGTGACGCTCTTGTACAACTGATTGCCCTCCGGCGCCTCGCCGATGTTCTTGGCGATCAACGGCGTCGACGCCTTCAACTCGATCACCCATTTGTCTTCGTCCGGGTGCCAGACCGCGGTCATGCGCTTGGCGTCCGGCAGGAAAGGCGGCACTTCAAGCGTCGAATGGGCCGGGATCAGGTATCGCCCCGGCTCCATCGGGTCAGGATCAGCCGACGACGTGGTGTTGGTGTAGGCGAAGGTGTCAGGGTCGTAATTGTAAGCCACAAGCGGCATTGGCATGGCGGTCTCCTCAATAGCTGATGCACGCCAGCAAGGCGTAGTTCATGGGGCGCGTCTCGTTGGGGGCGACCGGCGCCGTGCTGGCGGCGACTGTAACAGCAACCGTGTGACTATGTGTAGCCGACATCGCGCCGGTGCTGCCAGTGATAGCGTGCGTATGTGCAGCCGAACGGCCGCCGGACGACGAGGCGTTGTCAGCGAAGGTGTGGGTGTGGCCGACCGAGTTGCCGCCGGTGGTGCCGGCAACGGCGACGGTGTGCGTGTGCGCAGCGCCGGTCGAGTTTGTCGCCGTGGTGGTGCCCAGCGTCAAGGTGCCGTTGGTCCACGAATACTGCAACGTGCCGCCACTGGTGTAGATGAGATATCCGGTGCCAGACGCCGGGGCGTGAGCATGGTTGGCGCTGGCGTTGCCGGTCGCCGAGGCATTGTCGGCGAAGGCGTGCGTATGGTTGGCGCTGACGCCGGCCGTGGTGCCCGAGACCGCGGTCGTATGGGTGTGGTCGGCGCTTTCAGTGCCGGTCACCAGCGTGCCGACAGGGTGCGTGTGGTCGGCGCTGGCGTTGCCCGAGGAGCCGGTGGCGGTGTGGGTGTGCGATTCGACGCCGTGGTCCTGGAACGAGCCAAAAGCCCGGCTGGTGTCCAAGCCGCGGGCGTCGTCCCAGCCGCGGATGAAAGTGCCGCGCAGGTCGGGCAAGGCGAAGGTCGTCGAGCCGTCGCCAGCGCCCCATGTCGTGCCGATCGACGCGAACAGGTTGGCGTAGGTGACGCGGCTGACCAGCGCGCCGTTGGCCTTGAGCCAGCCCAGAGGTGGCGTGCTGCGGGCGAAGTACGCCACCTGACCGGCGGCGTTCTCACTCATCCAGGGGCTCCAGACGCCGCTGTAACGCCCGCGTTTCCATGTGCCTAAAGCAGGAGTTCCGGTCGCCGAGTAGGGGTATGCGTACTGGGTGATTTGAGCGCCGCCGTAGACGAGGTTCTGCACGTAGAACCAGTACCCCGGCACGGGGGCGTTGAGGGCTGTCGAGCCGATCAGCAGCCCGTGCCAGCCCGGCGCCACGACGTTGTTGAAATCGGTGGTGTCGGTGGTGGGCGCTACCGGCAAACCCGGCGCCGACACCGGCACGGGAACGTTGTTGAAATCGATGACGACGCGCAGCGCCGTCAGGTCGCCGCCGCCAAGCTTGATCGCCACCGGGATGGTGAACCAGCCGCTGTTGTTGACGGTCGGCCCGGTGGTCCTGAACTGCTTGTACTTGGAGGTCGGAGCGGCCTTGTCCTGAAGCAGGATCAGCGAGCCGGTTTCGAGCGCCGCCAACTGGACGCCGAGGTTGGCGTTGCCCGCGTTGGTAGCGGATATGAACAGCTGGGTGGTGCTGTTCTGAGTGGCGTTGTTGAACCGCACCTCGGCGGCCGCCGGCGGGCCTGCGGTGCCAGCGTTCCACGTCCACTCACCGCCAACGCCGCCGCCGGTCGCCTCGACCCAGGCATTGTTGTTGCGGCCGAACGTGGCTCCCGTGGCCGGTGCGTCGACCATGATCAGCGCTGCGGTCAGCCGGAGCTCGGCGGGAGAACTGACCGGGAAAGCCTTCGCCGTGGTGCCTTCGCGAGCTCGCGTCACCGTCAGCGAGTTGCCGCTGCGGGCGGTGCAGTACACGATCTCGTAGAGCGTGCTGGTGTTCGGATCGACGATGGTGAGAGGGAAGAAATCGCCGGCTGTCGGCGACGGGAACTTGGCCGCGTCGACCGTCTGAATGGTGATCGTCGTCGCCGCAGCCGTGATCGCGGCGCCGAGCGTCGACGAGGCGTTGTTGGCGAAGATGACGGCCATCGGCTACTCGTCCTTGATCTGCAGGACGAAACGGGCCTCCTTGATGCGGCCAGCCATCGTCGTGGCGAACACCGCAATCTCGCTGACATCGCCGTTGACGCCGCCGAATACCCAGACGCGGACGACCTGCGAGGTGACCTCGATGACGTCGATGGAGAAGCTGACGTCGGGGGATGTCACCGACGCCGTGGCGCTGGAAATGACGTCGTCGTCGGTCAGCCACTTGCCATAGTCGATGTCGTAATCGAGCCGATCGGCCGAGGTCTTTTCGAGGTTCGCGAGGGCGGCGGCGGTTGTCACTTCAGCACGTCATCTTTCTGCCGGGCGAGCGTGGGCACGGCGGCCGGCACGTTGACCTTGCGGTATTCGGCTTGCAGAGCCAGGCGGCGACCCATGCCGAACGGCACGTTGATGCGCCTGACCATCTTCCAGCGGCTGATGAAGGTGCGTTCGAACAGGCCGTTGAGCTCGACGCCGAGGCCCATCGTCCCGGCGAACGAGGCGAAGGTATTGACCCGGCCGAGCATGAAGATCGTGGATTCGGAGAGACCGCCGAGCGTGAAAGCCTGCGTCGCCTCTGCGTGAGTATCGACGACGGTCTCGCTGTGGCCGCCCAGCGTGTGGCCATAGGTGAGCGCGGAGTGGGCCGGCAGCTGGACGGTAGACTTGCCGCCCATCGAGTGGATGTAGTCGAGCTTGGTGATCCTGACCGGCAAGGTGACGGGAGCTCGCAGGAACCCCATGTCGCGGACCTGCGTGGCCTTGACGGACGCGCCGAGGGAAACGGCAGCCGTGCCGGAGATATCGGTCGAAAACCGTTCACCGCCAGCGACTGGATAGTAGTTGACCTCACGGTCATTGATCGCCCCTCTGAGCGGCGCCAGCGCCACTTTAGATCACCGTTGCCTGCAGCTTGCTCGGGTTGATGACGCATTCGTCGGACGGCGCCAGCGTCTTCGACACATCGAGCGCGCCGTAGATGTACATCTGCCCGCCGACCAGCGCGTTCCACAGCGCGAAGTGGGTGATGACCAGCGGCACCGGACCGTCCATGATGCCGTATTCCATGCGCTGCGCGTTGGCGGTCAGCTTGCCGGACGACGGCGTGAACGCCGTGTCGATCAGCCCGCCGAACGACGGATCGACGCGCTTGTAGGCGGGCCACGCCGACAGCGACACCTCGTTGGCGCCGGTGACGGTCGGGTCGGCGGTGTGCAGCGACACCCACAACCTGACTGGTGGCACCGGCACGACACCGCGCAGGTAGCAGTTGAGGATCGAATCGCCGATCAGGACTGAAGCTGGCATCAGAAAAACGCTCCCTTGGTGCGCAGCCGTGCGCCGGGCTGGCCTTTGGTGTGCTCGACCTTCAGCGATGCGAGCTTGGATCGGAACTCGGAGATTAGCGCGGCACCGAGGTTCGGGTTGGCGAAGGAGGCGGTCGGCAGCATCAGCATCATGCCGGCCGCGCCACGGCCGACGGTGGTGGCGTGCAGGCCGACCAGGACGTCAGGCAGCGTCTGCGCGTTCAGCGACGGCTGCAGCACCAAGCGGATCTGGGCAGTGCCCTTTTCGCGCGGCCAGAACGACATCAGCCGCGGGTTGGTCTGGGTGATGAAACGCGCCGACCCGGGCGCGGCTTCGCGGTCCCAACCGGGGTGGCTCTCGTCGAGCCAGCCGACGGTGACCGCCTGCAGATCGTGGTTGTTGAGGCGTGCCGCCTGGATCTCGACAATCTCGGCGTCGGGCACGGTGATGATCGGCTGCGCTTCGGGAACCACCACCTGAACGTCGTGCCAGACGCGCCACAGCCGCGCCGAATGGCAGAGCTCGCGGCACGCCTCGATGATGTAGCGCAGCGCGATCGGCTCCGGCGCGCTCGGCGCGAAGGGCAGGATCTGCGGCAGGAGCTCGTCGATCGCGCGCGTCATCAGCGTTTCGCATTCGGGCTATGCGCCTGCTCGACCTGCACTTTCATGCCGATCGCAGTCGCGAACTGTTGGTAGTGGACAGCGGCGCGGCCGGAGGCGCCGTCGATGTCGTCCTTCATCTGGCAGCGGTACAGGACGTAGTCGAGGATCGGCACCGAGTACGGCTCTGGCAGGCCGATCTGTTGATTGAACGACTGCGGCTGCGTCAGCTTGTAGCCCTGCGGATTGGGCACCGGCAGGATCGCCTTGATCGGCTGCGGCAGGACGCCGGCTTCCACTTCGACATAGCCGGTGCCGTCATTGCCCGGGTAGACGAAGAACTCCAACGGCACCGTCTCGTTGAAGGTGAAGTTACGGACCTCGCGCTTCTGTTGGAGGATCGCCTTGTTGTGCCAGTTGGGGTCCTGCGCATCGAGCAGGGCGCGGTCGACGGCCTTGATCATGCGGCCGCCGGCGGTCGTCGTGACGACGCCGTTGCTGTCCAGCGCGACGGTGACGTTGCGCAGCACGTTGAGCAGCGTCAGCGGGTAGGCGCCGCCGGTGAAGGTGCCGGTCGACGCCGGGTTCAGGCCGTAAGGGTTGAGGGTCTGGCGGGTGCCGGCCGCCAGTTTGACGATCAGCGTCTTCGAACTGGCCGATGGCTTGGCCAGAACGATGGCGCGGGTCGCCTCGTTGATCCACTCGCATAGCTCAGCGCACGGCCACCGAACGAAGTCGGTGTCATTGAGCAGCACCGCTGCCCGGGTCATAATCTCCGTGCCGGTTGGCATTCATCACCTTGCGAGCTTTTTGGCCTGTCCAAGCCAGTCGTCGCGGGCTGAGCGGCCGCCCAGTCCGAGTTCCTCATCGAGTGCGGCGAGCTCCTTCTTGTTGAGCTTGGCTAGCGCGCGAACGTCGCCGATGCCGGCCTTCTGCAACCGCGTCTCGAGCGCCGGCCCGACGCCGATAATGTCGGTCAACGGAATGTCGTTCTCGTCATCGCCGCCCAGCTGCTCGAGATCGGCCAGCGGCGCCTCGGTGAAGCTGAAGTCGAGCGACCGCGATTCGCCGCCGTCGGGGCCGCGCAACAGCACCGGATAAGACCCGGCGACACTCGCCGTCGACGGCTTGACGATCGTGGTGACCTCGCTCGAGGAGACGAACGTCGTCGGCTCCTCGCCGCCGTTGAAGACGATCAGCGTTTCGGCCGTAAAGCCGTTGCCGTAGCAATGCAGCGTGACGTCCTCGCTGCCGATCTCGGCGGTGTCGGGCGACAGGACATCGAGCGAGAGCCCAGTCGGTGGCGGGTTGCCGCCACCCGGCACCCATGGGTCGGTATTGTCCTTGTTGACCGCCCGGTAGTGGTCAACGACGGCCAGGAACACCTTGACGTGCTTGTCGATCCAGACCTCGGCGACATAGCGCCCGAACTGGTCCGGCAGGAATTCATAGATGACCCCGCCGACCTCCTCGGTGACCGGACCGTAGGTGCATTCAATCGTTGCCATCGCTCAACCCTTCCGCTTTCCACGGCTCTTCAGCGGCGGCCGCACCGGCGGCGGCGCTTTGACTGCCTTGCCCACCTTTACCGTGCCGCCGGTGTCTGAGCGATAGGCTGCCCCCCTCGACATCCACGGCGTCGATTTCTTGGCCATCGGTCTCACCACCTCTTCTTGAACACGCTGTCGACGTCGACCTTCTTCTTCAGCCGGTCGCCTTTCGGCGCCACGGCAACCGCCTTGACGGAGGCGACGGGTTGACGGACCACCCTGCCGGCCTTGGCCGTGCTCTGGTTGGCGGGGGCACGGCTGGCCTGGTCGGCCCTCGCCGAACGCTGCCTGGCGGCCGCCATCGCCGCGTCGAGTTTCTGTTGCTGGGTGAACTTGTTGGGCGCCACCGTGGCGCTGCTGACCGACTTGACCGTCGGCGGCGTCAGCGGAAGCTTGCCTTGCGGCACGCCCGGAGCGTTGCCGACATTGGCGGGCCGACCCGCCTGCTTGACGCTGGCGTGGGTGATCTGCGGGCCGCGCGGCGACGGCGACTTGGTCACCAGATCCATGCGCTTGCGCGTGTCCATGACGTCGGCAGCGGTGCGCGCCGGGTCGGCGGCATATTGCGGCTTCGGCGGGAACAGCACCTTGTCACGGACCGACGTCAGCAGACTGGAGACCGGCTTGCGCGGTGTCGTTCCGGTGCTGCCGACATTGTCCGGCCGCTTGGCCATCGGCGTCGGCCGGTTGCCGACATTGTCAGGCGGCCGGTTGACCGGGCGCAGCGTCGGATGCTGGCCGGCTGCAACCTTGGCCTTGGCCTTCTCGAGATAGCCGCGCGCCGCGGGCGACAGGCCGGGGTCGGGCTTGGCGAAAGCAGTCGGCTTGGGTGGCGTGTTGCGGTCCATCTGCCGCTTCGCGGAGATGTCCTTGACGTTCTGCCGGGCCTTGTCCATCGCCGTTTTGGTCGCCGCCTTGCGCTCGTCGGGCGTGCGCTGCTCGGTCGGTCCGAAATAGACCGGCTTCTGAGCTCGCGGCGCCGGCGTGTTGCCGACATTGTCGGGCCGGTTCGACGACGGCGGATACGGCTTGCGGGTCGGGGTCGGCACGTCGGAGGAGACGGAAGCGTTGGGGCCGCGCGGCGCGCTCTTGGGCAGCGGCACGCCCTTGTCCGGCAGCCCGGAGGCGGCCGAGCGCGGTGCGGGCTTTGGCAGGACCGTGGTCTTCTTGGCCAGCGTGGTCGGCGCCGATCCGCCCTTCGGCTTGACGGCGGCCATCGTCGACTTGGCCGTGCCACCGCTGGCCAGCTTGGTGCTGTAGCTCTTGCCGCCGAAGGTGAAATTCTTGGCGCCCTTGGCCTTCTGGCGCGCGAACTCCTTGTCGAACGCCTTGCCGCCCTTCGAACGACCTTTCTTGCGCGATGCGGCCAACTCTGCCTCCGTGCCTATGAACAGGCCCACGTTCAGTCCTTCTCGTTAAACCACTTCAGGCCTTTTTGCCCGCCGCGAACGTCGACACTGCCCTTCTTCTTGCCTTGCAGCACGTCGAGACCGCGCATGATCGACTCGGTCCCTGCCTCGCTCTTCTCGATGATATTCAGATCGTGGCGCCGATCGAAAGACCGATCCATGCTGCCGGTCAGGAACTTGCGAGTGTCCTTGGCAACCGGATGGTCCTTACCGAAACGCGCTTCGAGCTCCTCGGTGCTCTTGAGAAGCTCACGCTCCGGTTTCGGTGCGGGGCGCCCAATGCCGGTCGGCATGGCTCAGTCGTCGCCTCCCCTGAACCACTTCAGCCCCTTGGTATTGTGGACGCTGTTGCGCTTCTTGGCGGTCGCCACGGTTTCGCCGCGACGGTAGGCGGTCGAGTTGACGCGGCCCTCTTCCTTGGCCAGGCGACGCGCCGCCCGATCGCGCGCATTGTCGCCGCCGCCGCGCTGTGACGACATGCGGCGGTTCTCTTCCGCGTAAAGCTGGTCGAAGCGGGCGTCGCGGCCGTTGCCGCCGCCGCCCGAACTGGCGACCGGAGCTCGCACCGTCGTGGTCTTGGTGACCGACGGTCCGCGTGGCTTGCTGGTCTTGGGGCCCTTCGGCGTCGACGGCTTCACCGGATCGGCCAGGCCCTCGACCGTGCGGATCGGCTGGCCGCCGACGGTCTCGCCCTTGAGCTCGTCCCAGACCTCGCCAAGGAAGCTGCGCTTGCCGGTCTTGTAGTCGTCGGCGCGGCGGCTGTCGGGCTTGTACTTGAATTTCTTGTTGGTGCCGTAGAGATCGACGTCCGGCTTCGGATCCTTGATCTCATCACCCGTCAGGGTGTGGGTCTTCAACCAATTGTAGCCCTTGCCGATGCCGGTGCCGACATCGCCGAGCGTCCAGGGTTTGATTTCTTTCGGGGCCAAGACCTTAAACTCCTCTTCAAACGATGCCGGCGGCCATCGGAGCCTGAAGAGGAGGCCGGTCCCGAGGGCCGCCGGTTATAGCCTGAGTACCTTGCCCGGTTTGCGCCGAACTCAGGCAACCATCCAGACGCCCAGCGTGACGGATTGAATCGTCGCGGCCGAGATGGCGCCTGCAGTGACAATGGCGAGCTCCCGCTCATAGCCGACCGGATTGATCGCAAAGCCGGTCGTCGCGCTCATGCGCGTAGCGGAGGCCGCTGCGACGGACGCAGCCGCGAACAGTTCGGAGCCGACGGTGCGTGCCGCGAGATCGGCGGCGCTATTCGAACCGGGAGGCGCCGCAGGCGTGCGGGTGTCGGCGACGACGCCCGCGTTGACCGTGACACCGGCTCCGACAGCGCTGCTTTCCAGCACGGCGTCGACGATGCGGCAGCCGGGCGGAAGAACGCCGATGCCGATGGTCGTGCCGATCGCCGTGTTGGCGGGGATGTTGGCGGTGAAACGGTTGTAGATGACGTCACCGGCAGACTGCGGATAGGCGACCGCCTGCGTGCCCGCGACCGCGGGACCCCTGACGTATGCTCCAGCGATAGCCATAGATTTCTCCTTACGGGTTCGGGTCCTTGGCGGCGGTGTCGATCGACAGGATGCCGAAATCCTTGCCGTTGAAGCGGGTCTTCTTGACACCCATGATGACGCCGGCCGCGACCTTCGGCTCGTTGCCGTGGTCGGACATCTCTTCGGTCCAGGTGAACCGCAGCCCACCCGCCGAACCATATGCGCAGACGCCTGCCTGGCGGCCCATGAACAGGGCGCGGGCGGCGAGCACGTTGGAGCCTGCGCCGTAGTCGTTGAAGCGGATGACGCTCTCGTGGCTGTGCAGGACGACGTTGTCGATCATTCCGAGGCCGCCCTTGAAGATCGGGTTGTTGCGGCCTTCCGCCTGCGCGGCTGCCTTCTGGATGTCGAGCCAGCCACCGGCGTCCGAAATGCGGAGGTCGTGTTCCTGGAACGGCGACATGACGAGCACGTAGTGCTGCTCGCCGTCAATCGAGATCGCGATCATATTGGCCGTGGTCGGATCCATCGCCCTCATCATCGTCGCCTTGACGGCGGCGCGCTCGACGACGGCGCGGGTCATGGTGTCGCCAACGACCAGCGTGTTCTTGGCGTTGCCGGTGCCGCCGTAGAGGATGTGGCCGGCGTCGGGAGCATCGATGGTGTTGCCGGCAAAGCCGGTCCAAGTGATGTCCTCGACGTAGTCCTGGTTGATGCCGCGAGCTCCGCTCAGATAGATGAAATTCAGCTGGTCGATGTACTGCGACCAATAATCCGAAAGGCGGTCGCGCGCGATCGAGCGGATGTTGTGTAGAGTGCGCTTGCGGCTCATCTTGCCGCCAGCGGAGACACCATGCCGCATTTGATCGATGTAGACCTGGTCGGTGAAGAACCGGAGATTCTCCTCCTTGCCCTCCAGTCGGTTGTCGCCCGTGGTCGGCTTATTGCGGAGTTGCACCGACAGATCGAAGCTGATGGTGTCGCCGGCGTCCGATTCAAGGTCCGTGAGACGCTGGATCACTCCGTTGTCGGACTCCGATACGAACTTGCGATCGAAGTAGCCCTTCGACAGGATGTCGAGGAAAAGCTGACCTGACCAGCGCTTGACGGCCTTGGGATCGCCGAACGGGATTGTGGTGGGACCAGCCATGACGTGCAACCTCCAGGTGGGTCAGCACGTCCTGCGCTTTTGCGAAGAAATACTTCGAAACGATCGCGACGGCAAGCGCCGCCGCGAATCAGACGGTGACGGAGTTGTCGAGCACCGTCAGGAACAGCCGATCGGCGCTCTGCGGCACCGGCCACATCGACGTGCCGGATCGGAATTTGACGTAGCTGACGGCGATGGCCGACTCGCCACTCAGCGACACCGCGCGGCCGAGGCCGTCGCAGACCAGCGCGATCTCCTTGCCGTCCGAATGGAACAGACTGTCGAAGTGGATGCCGTCGACCGACACCATGAAGGTCAACGGAGCGGTGTCCCAGGCGGTCGGCATGACGATGCGGACCGGCCGCCCGGCGGTGAAATTAGCGATCTCTGAAAGCGATTCGCCCGCCCGGATGATCGGACCGTCGATGATGACCAGCTGTGCCATGCGAGCCTCCTAAGCCACTGAGCGGAAGTCCTCGAGCACGCGCTTGGGCACGCCGGTGATGCCGTGCGTGTAGCGTGCCGGAACGATGCCGTGAGCGAGCATGCGCAGCGGCAGGTCGGTGAAGAACGCCAGCTTCACCATCGAACCGGATTTCTGCTCGACACGCACCGCAGCGACGTCGCCGATTTCCATGCCCTCGCCGACGCGCAGCGTTTTAGAAAACATTGCTAGCCTCCTTGCAGGTAGAATTCGCGGTCGGCCGGCGACAGCCGCGCCAACGCCTTCTCGAAATCGACGCCCTTGAGCTTGTCGAGACGCGCGAACTTGTTGGGCGCCACCACCTGTTGGGCGTCGGCGGCCGGGATGTCGTTGAGGCTGGGCGGCATCTCGCGATGCTTGCCGTTGCCGTTGAGCTTCTTCTTGGCCTTCGGCGGCTTGGCCGGCGTCAGTTCGCCGAGCTCGGCGACGATCTTCTTGTGCGCCGCGTCGAGGATCTTCGGGTCGGTCGGGTTGGTGCTGGCGGCCTGCAGCTTGCGCACCGTCACGTCGAGCAATTCGTGCCGCATCGAGCCGTCCTTGTATTCGGGGTGCGAGATCAGGAACAGCGGGATGGTGGTGTTGAACCAGGTGTTGATCGTCGTCTCGGAGGACATGCGCGCGACGGCGCGCTTCTCCTTGAGCATGTCGAGCTCGGCGGCAAGCGCCTTCGACTGATCGCGCATCTCCTTGGCGGTGATCTCGCCGTCGTCGAACTTGGTGGCGATCTCGTCGAGGGCCGTGTCGATCGCAGCGAAGCGCGCCTCTTCCTCCTTGGTCAACTTCAAGGCCGGTGGCGGCGACGGCCGCAGGTCGGCGTCCTCGTCCTCCTCTTCCGGCTCGGGTTCCGGCTCCGGGTCGTCCTCGGCACCGGCGTCGTCGCCGGCGTCAGGCTCGTCGTTGTCGTCCTCCTCCGGCTCGGGTTCCGGCTCCGGCTCGGGCTCTTCGTCTTCCTCCGGCTCCGGCTCGGGTTCCGGCTCCGGCTTGAGCTCGGCTTCCGGCTCGCCGGCGGCCGCCGCGGCGATCTGCGCGTCCTCGGCCGCCATCTCTGCTTCGAGCTCGGCCTGGTATTCCTTCAGGCCAATGCGCTCCTCGTCGGTGAGCATCGCGAGCTCATCGTCGGATATCTTCAGTCCTGCCATTGTCGTGTCCTCTTCATGCGGGCGGCGGCCCGCCTATTCCCAACTGTTGCTCGGGTCCCGCTCCGGGCTGCGGGGGTTGCTGCTGTTGCACGCCGGGCTGCTCCTGCTCGGCCTGCGCCTGTTGCGCGGCGGCGGCTTGCTGCTGTTGCGCTGCCGCTTGCTGCTCCTGTGCTGCCTGCAGCTGGGCCAGCTGCGCGGCCTCCTTGTCGGATTTGCTGACGAAGCCACTTTCCGACAAAATGTAATCCGCCACCTGGGCGGCGGCCGGCACGGCAATCGCCACCTGCGCGGCGTCCAGCGCCTTCTGCTGAGCATCGACGTTGTGGCCGGGGATCTTGGCCAGCGCCTCTTGCGCCAGCGCCATGGTCTGCTCGGCCTTGGCCTGCGCCGAACGGGCGTCGCCGATCGCCTTCTGCAGGTTGGCCTCGAGCATGGCTTGCTGCATCTGCGACTGCTTGGCCATCGCAGCCATGCGCTGCTGATCCTCCGGCGAAGGGTTCTCCTTCTCCTCGGGGTCGAATTGGCCGGTGACGCCGCGGATGCGCTTGACGATCTCGTCGCGGTTCGGAAGGTCCATGTTCTCGACGGCCAGGTCGAGCAGCTGGATCGAGATCTCCGGCGGCAGCCGCGTCATCGCCTCCATGAGCTCGTCGGCGGCGGCCTGCCGGATGGTCGCGTGCCAGGCGGATTCGGAGATGATGTAGTCGGCCTTGGTGCGGGTAATATCGTTTTCAGGGAGCCCGTCGTTGACCTCGACATAGTCGGACTTGCCGCGCATCGAGGTGATGCGGAACTGCTTCGGCTCGTCCATGAACTGCTCGATATTGGCAAGCTGCTTTTCGCCGTGCACCTGTTGGGCGAACAACAAATTGTCGAACAATTTAGCAGTGGCCAGGCTGCCCTGATCCTGCCTACGTTGTATCGCCACGCCTGACGTGGCGTTGGTCTTGCGGCCGAGCAATTCGTCGGTGACGCCGCTGGCCTGTTGGATCATGGCGATGTCGCGTGACATCAATTCGAGGTGCCATTGCGCCAGATCACGATCAGCGTTGAGGATGATCTCCTTGCCTGGCACCTTGCGGATAATGGCGTCGGGCCGGCTGACCTCGTCCTGAAATTCCTCGAAGGTCATATCGTCGGGAAGGGCGTCGTAATCCATTATGATCTTCGACGTCGAGAGGATGTGCAGAGCCTTGGAGGCGCGTTTGTTCACATCGACTTGGATGTCCTTGAGGCGACGGATCACACCGTAGGGGGCGCCGTCCTTGCCACGCCGATAGCCCCAGATCGGGGTGAGCGGGAAGCGGTTGTGGCGGTAGGGACTTGGCGAGAACCACAGCATCCCGGCGTCGACGAATAGACCGACATGCATGCGCATGACGGTCTTCTCGACGACCTCGGATTCACCTTGCTCGACCTGATCCTTGTGGCCGCCCGACTGCGGGTCGAACAGTTCGCCGGAGAACTCGCCGCCACGCATCTTGCCGGCGGTGACCGGGCGCTTGTACCAGCCCTCGATGATCCTGACGCGCAGCCGCTGGAAGCCATCGACTAGCCGGTTGGATGCCGTCCCATAGATCTGGTCGAGGGCGTTCTCCTGGCTGTCCATCGCCTCGTCGCCGTACTCGTCGTGCTGCATGAAGTCGTCGGCGTTGGTCGCCGAGGATCTGAGAATGTCAGCGCGGTCGGGAAACAGGGCGATAGCGACGTCGAGGTCCACCCATTTGGAGCGGAAGATGTACCTTCCGTCTTCAACGTCGAGGTTTGTGGCGGCCGTATCGTGAAGGACATTGCGCCAGCTTTCGTAGCGTGTGTAGAGCGGCTCGTCCTCGCCGTCGCCGTCATAGCCGTCCTCGATCCAGCCGATGCCGACCTTGATCGAATCCTCGAAGGCGCGCGAAATGTGGAAGTGCTCGCGATTGACGTCGCTGAGATACTTCATCAACGCGGTCTTGTTGGCGGCGGGCTTGGAATGCTGCTTCTTGCGCGGCAGCACTTTGAAATCGGTGCGTGATCGCTTCTGCGAGCCGGTGATCCAGTCGATGCTGGTCGAGATCACGTTGTAGACCAGCGGCACCTGGCCGCGGTCTTCCAGCTGCGCCGCGTCGGCCTCGCTCCACTGGATGTTGTCGTAGAAGTCCTCGTCCTCCGCCATCTCGGCGCGGTTCTCGGTCTGCCGCTCGAGCTCGTTGGCGTAGCAGGCCAGCATCTGGCTGTGCAGTTCCAACATTTCCGGGGCGTCGAGGTTCTTGCTCTTGCCCCTGCCGCTGCCGCCGCTGTTGCTGCGATCGGGCTGGGTCAGGGCGGTGCGGGGGTTCTGCGAGGCCGGCATCGGGTCGCCATAGCCGCCGCTCTCGCGGTCGCGCCTGGCCCTCACAGAGCCATCGCGCGCCCGCAGGTCAAACATCTGTGCCATGTCAGATCTCGACCTCCGTCGTTCCCGTGAGCTCGTTGCGCAGCGTCACGTCGGCAACCGGGTCGACGTGCTCTTCCGCATCTGGCGGTCGCGGCGGCATGGCGACGAGGTCGGCCATGCGCGAATTGACCAGCGACACCAGCTTGAAAACGTTGTCGGGATTGAGCGGATCGATGCCCAGCTTCAGCAGCATGTTGACGGCGGGCTGGGCGGGCGAGCCGATCGTCTCGGACCAGCGCCACGCATCCTCGAGCGGGATGACGCATGGGCGCGGAGCTCCGCTGGCGCGCGTGATGGCCATGCACGGCCGCCAGCGCCCATCGATCTTTACCCAGGTCCCTGAAGCGACAAGGCCATAGCGGGTGACCGCCCACAGCCGTTTGTCGAGGTCGAGGATGTGATCTTCCAAAGCGCGTTGTCCGAACTTCCGGGCAAGGCCAGGCGCGCTTGATGCGTGTTTTCCGCTATTTAGCCGAGTCTGTAAACTGTTCCGATGTACGGGTCATAAACACCCACGCCGCGCGGGCCCGGCGGCAGTCGTCGTCGGAGCCGATTTCGATGAACTCCGCGGCGGTCGGCCGCCGGAGATAGCCGTGCTCGAAGATCAGCCACTCGCCGCAGGCGAAGCACACCGTCGCGTCGCCGTCGACCGGGGCGCATTCCTCGCCATCGGTGGCATTGGTGGCGCGGTCGTGGCGAGTGCCGCACCACGCGCAATTCGAGTAGAAGACGTGCCCGGTCACGTTTCGATCGGCCACATGAACAGCGGCGTGTTCTCGCCCATCCACGCGCCGGTGGTGTTGAAGGTGAAGGTCTCCATCGCCTCCTCTTGGTCCATGCCGTCGCGCTGCATCAGGATCTCGATGCACTTGTTGCAGTCGTAGACCACCAGCGACGGCTGACCGCAGCGCTCGGCGACGCCGATGATGGCGTCTTCAAACCCATCGGCGAGCAGCGCCTCCTCGTTGTGCGCGGCGACCCATTCGCGGACGATCTCGATCTCTTTCGGCGTCATCGGTTGTGCCTGTGATAGGTGCGGTTGTAGCCGGTCGGTGCTTTGTCACCCAGCTTCACCTCGTCGATGATGCGCTGGATCGCCACTGACGGCAGCGGTGGTAGCTGCAGCGGCAACTTCTCGACCTTCGGTTGCTTCTTCACAAATTTACGTGGGTGCCTCACTGCAGCACCCACAGCAGCACGATCACCAGCACGACGCCGGCGATAAACCAGGTTCCCCAGGCTTCCGGCCGCATCATGCCCGCCTCACCGGCGCCGGGCGCGAGAAGGTGACCGGCACGACGGTGTTGTCGAGGGTATCGTCCTGCACCGTCGGGTAGACGATGAAGTCGATCCAGCCGATCGTCGGCGAGACGATCTGCACGGTCCAGCTGCTGGTGCCGAGCGCGATGTTGTCACCCTGGATGACCAGATCGAGCATCGGCGATTGATCGACCGCGGCGAAGTCGATGCGCGAGATGCGCAGCGTGTCGACCGACAGGTTCGGGTGCAGCAGCATGCCGTTGGCCGGCTCCCAAGGCGGCTCGCTTGCCGGCTTGGCGTATATCCATTCGGCGGTGGTGGTCGGCAGTGGCGTCGGCGGCGTCGGCGGCTCCGGCAGCACCTCGGCGGCGGGCGTGAAGGTGACGACGACCAGACCGGCAACAGCGGCCTGATCGCTCGGGCTGATCAGGAAATCAAACCAGCGCGCCTCTGGGGTGCTGTGGTAGGCGACGGCGTCGACCGTCCACGTCACCGCGTCGATGGCGATGAAGTCGCCGGGCTTGACCAGTTCCAGCATCGAGGTCTGGTCGAGCGCGGCGCCGTCGATGGCGGCCACCGACAGCGTCTTCAGCGTCAAATTGCCCTGGATGATCTGGCCGTCGATCGGCAGCCCGCCGTCCGGCTTGGAATAGTTCCAAGGCGCAGCGGTGGTGGTCAGGCGTGGCGGCTCCGGCGGGATGACGTCCGATGGGATCTCGTCGGCGGTGCCGGCGGGTGCCTGCAGCACCGCCGGGTGGGTGATGATGAGCTCATAGGCATCGGCCAGCGGCGCGGTCATCAGCATCAGGTAGCTCTGCAGCGACGGCCGGTCGACGACGCCGCTGACCACGATCTCGACCATCGATGGGCTGTCGAGCACGGTGTAGGCCTCGACCGGCTCGCTGAACGGGGCGATCGGCGCGTCGTCTGTGATGATCGCCATGATCTTGATGGCCATACCGTTCCCCTTGTGCGAAGCGTAACGTTCTTTTGTACGGAGGCGATATTGTCATTAACCAAAGCGCTTGGCGAGCTCGCCCAGCAATTCAACCCACAACAGAACGTCATCACATTCCATTGCCCGCCGGGCCTGCTCGGCGCGGTGGCGCCGCCGCAGCCTGCCGGCGACATCCTGCCGGACTGGTACAAGAAACTGCCAGCGGTCGACCCGGAGGTGGTGACGGTCGAGGTCTGGGGCGTCACCGTCAAACGCTGCATGCCGTTTCTCGACGCGCTGACCAGCGGCTGGGTGCTGACGCTGCCGGCCGAGGTGCATTGCGAGGTGTCGGCCGACGGCCAGACCGTCAGCCACAAGCACAACATGCCGTTCAACCTGATCGACGGCCACTTGGGCTACCAGGTCAAAGGCTCGCACTGGGGCGAGACGCCGCCGTTGAAATTCAACAATGTGTGGACGATCAAGACGCCGCGCGGCTGGTCTTGCCTGTTCGTGCCGCTGCTCAACCGCCAGCACAAATGGTTCTCGGCGGCGAGCGGGTTGGTCGACACCGACGTCTACCATCACCCCGTCAACCTGCCGTTCTTCATGCTGCCGGAGGCGTATGGCAAGAGCTTCACGCTGGCCAAGGGCACGCCGCTGGTGCAGGTCATCCCGGTCAAGCGTTCCAATTTCCGGGCGGACATCCGCGAAGCGACGTCGCAGGAGAACCGTGCCACCGACAATGCGGCGCTGAACCTGCGCGCCGAGGCCGGCTGGTACAGGAAGTTCGTGCGCGTCCGCTAGGACCAGCGGCGGTAGGCAACGATGTCGTCGGGTTGCTGCAGATGCTCCCAGCGCAGCGACGACACCTTGCGCGCCTTGCCCTCCGAGCCGTCCCTGAACTTGACGATGACCGGCGCGTCGGGCGGTGTCGGCGCCTTGTCGCCCGCCTGCCAGTCGATCCAGCCGCTCAGCGTGTCAGCCATGGCTAGCCCCAGACCGCCCAGATGATGCCGGCGCAAATGATGATCGCCACCGCCTCGGCGATCACGCCGGCGATGACGCCGCGCAGGAACAGGTGTTCTTCGCGTGGCAGCGGCGCATACCAATCGTTGGGATTGATGTGCTCGCTCGGTTCCCAGTCGTAGGCCCGCGGCCGTTCCTTTTCGTGGATCATGCCGGGACGTCGGGCACGGCCGGCGGCGCGGCTGGCGGCACCGGCTGGCGGTGCTCGAGCGACTGCCGTGCTTCGATCAGCAGCGTGCGCGCCTCTTCCAGAAGCTGGCGGATGGTCGCGGCGATCATCTCGACGCGGTCGAAGCGAGCTCCGACATAGTCGATCGCCGCCTCCGGCGGCTGCGTTGCGGTCTCGTGCTCATTGCCGTTGCTCACAGGCTTGCTCCCGTCGTTGATGTTGCTGTGGACCATGATGATGTGGCCGGTCTTGTTACGCATCTTCGATGGTCCTCGCCACCTCGTCCAGCGCCTCGGCCTGGCTGAGCGCCCGATCTTTGGTACGGGGGAGATCGAACGCCACCGCCTGCTCGCGATAGAACGCCGCGGTTTTGCGAACGATGTCGACGCAACGCTTGCGCTCGACCTGGGCTTCCGACAACCCGCGGGTGTTGCTCACGCCAGCCTCACGAGACACAGCATCAGCAACAGCGCGCCGAGGCCGGCGACGCAGGCCCCGACCAGCGCCAGCGCCAGCCAGAACAACGCGGGGTGGACCATGATGGTGCCGCGCTCGACGTTCCAGTAGGTCAGCGGTTTCATGCGGCCAGTCCTGACCTGTTCCTGCGGGGCGTCCAGCGGCCGGCGCCGGCACCGAAGCGCAGGTGGCGGATCTGCGCGTGCTGGCGGATCGCATCGGCGGCGTGCTGGTGGCCATTCTTGGCAACCAGCGGCATCCAGACGCCCATGCGGTCGTTCCACTGCTTGGAGAAGCCTTCGAGGTGGCGCAGCCCTAGCGAGCATTTCTCGGCGTCGATGTAGTAGGTCGAGAACGCCTCGCGCAGCTGGTCGATCGCATCTGGGACGTGAGGCGTTCGTTGCACGGTCTCGAGATTCGACATACCGAGATCACGCAACAGGTCGACGTAAGTCTTGAGGTGCTCCGCACCAGGACGACGATGGTTCGCATCGTGGGGAAGATAATGCCACCCATAGACATATGGCCGCTCCCGCAACTCCCTGACGTAGAAACTCGGCGGCTCCGACGCTGCCTCGATATAGTCGATGAAGTGCTGGCCTGGCCCAAAATCCTGGTGAAACCAGATCGCGGTGTCGTCGGAGGTGCCGAGATCCCAGAAGGTGTTGACCGGCCGACCGGGGTCGTAGGGCACGCGGGTGATGCGCCGCTCGACCCGAGCTCGCGACAGCTGCGCCGACAGCCATAGCCCGTCGGTCGAGACGGTAAACGCCTCTTCCAGCGTCGACGGGTACTGGCTGAACATCTTGGCCTGATCGTCGCCGAACAGGTTGAGGCGGGTGAGCACGTACCAGGCGCGCTTCTCCAGCGAGATCGGCCGGTTGATCTCGCCCTCCAGCCGCCAGAAGTAGGCTTCGTCGATCGGCGAGATCACTGCGGCGGCCGGATCCGCTTCGTACTCCGGGGCGTCCCACCAGCTGGCGAAGTGCAGCTTCCACTCGAGCGCGGAGGGCGTGCGCTTGGTCTCGTCGTGGCGCTGAGCATTTCGGACCATGTCGGCGAAGATGCCGTAGGGCGTCTCCATGGTGCTCTCGATGCAAGTAATTCCATGGCGATCAACGGATGGAAGCGATCCGGTTTGAATTTCGGTGGCACGGTCGGGATACCTCTGGCAGATCTTGCCGTATTCGGAGACGTGCAGATATTGCAGCGTTGTGCCGCGGGTGCTGGTCGCGACGATCAAAGAGCTATCGGTATTGAAGGCGAGCTCGGTCTTGGTCAGGTACTTCAGCCCGACCATTTCTTTGACGACCGGCGGCAGCTTGTCCCAGGCGAAGCGCACCTTCTGCTCGAAGATGACGCGGGCCGTGTCCTCGTCCTGGGCGATGATCGCGGCCTGGGTGTTCGGCTGGAACAGGCAGGCATCCAGCATCATCAGCTGGATGACGGTGGAGAAGCCGCGCTGCCGCGCCTTGGGGATCAGGTTCCTGTAGTGGATGGCGCTCAAGAAGCGCTGCTGTTCCGGCCACGGGTGGAAGGTCACCACTTTGCCGCGCTTGTCGGTGATCTTGTAGAGGTGGTTCAGCCGCCAGTGGGCGTCGCCGATCGCCGCGCTCATCTCCTCCGGCTTGAGCTCCTCAAACGGCTTGCCCCAGTAGGACGGCAACTGCTTGACGTTACGCTGCAGCACTGGCTTCCTCCCGCAGCACTTCCAGCAAAACGCTGGCGATGTCGAACTTCTGGCGGGCGGCGTGCTCGGCCTCCCAGTAATTGGCCGGCGGGGTGTTCTTGTTGGCGGCGCAGTCGGCGATCACGCGGTCGAGCTTGCGGCGCAGCACCAGCCACTCCTCGCAATAGCGGCTGGCGACCTTGGCGGCGGCCGCGACGGACGGATCAGCCGACATAGCGAGTGACCATCCATGGCGCGAAGCCGCGCAGTTCGTGCGGCGAGAAGTCGCCCCAATGGCCGGTGAACTGCATGGCGCGGTCGTCGATGGTGAGGAAGGCGGGCGGCTTTTCGTGCGCGAACTCGAGCCGGATGATATCGGGCCAACCCTGGGCGACCAGCCAGTGGCGCATGTTGGCGATGCCGTCGGGGTCCTTGGAACGGGAGGAGTAGACGACCAGCGTGAAATACTTCTGCGCCTCGATCGCCCACTCCCAGAAGCCTTTGGTCACCGTCCCGTAGATCTCGCCGCGGCGCCAGCCATGCTCGTAGGAGTGGATGACGCCGTCGAAATCGAGGCACAGGATCGGCAGGCCGGCTTCAGGCATTGCTGAGCTTCTCTCGCAAGGCGTAGCCCTCGAATTTCCAGATCTGGCGGATGGCGTCCTCCATGGCGAACTTCTTGCCGAGCTCGGGGTTGAAATTGCCGGAATCAGCCGGCGCGCTCTGGCCGACAATAGCGAAACCATTCTCGAGCACCAGCACACAAATGGTCATATGTGGAAGCACCACCGGGTTGATGTACTGCTCGTGGCGGATCTTGGCGAGAATGCTGTCGAGCGACACGCGGTTCGGCGTCTTCTGCACGGCCCTGCTCTCGTCGTCGGTCATGCGAACGCTGGACAGGCCGGTGCGGTCCTGGCGCTGTTCATCGGTCTCGGTGGCGGCTTCGACGGCAGTGGTGACGGGCTGGTCTGACATGGTTTGTCCTCGCAGGTTGAAGGGAACAGGGGTGGTGTAATGCGTTTCACGTGAAACGACCACCCGGTAGATGGGACCCTATACTTGTTAAACAATCTTTTTGGGTCGATTTTTTGGATCGGCTCAATATGAGCCGGAGGCTGACGCAGTAATCATTGGAATCCGATCACGGGACTCCAACGCCTATCCAGATGCCACCCCCCTGCCGCCAGGCAGGGGCCAGGTATCTAAGCGTGAGCGCAGCGAACTCCGCTTAAGCGCGAGCGAAGCGAGCAAGCAAGGAAAGCGTGAGCGAAGCGAACACATTATGCGCGAGCGAAGCGAGCGCCGCGCCCCTCGCTGCGCTCGGCCCTCGCTCCCGCTCGCGCCTCGCTGCGCTCGGGCGCCGCGCTGCGCGCCTCGCTCCCGCTCGCCGCGCAGCGCCAAGGGTGTGCTTGCGCCCCCGGATCTATACTTGCGCAATACTTTGGCTAGTCATCCGGCCCGGGTTCGCCCGGATCATGGTCGATTACCGGGCCGCGGCCGTCCTCGATCGCCGGCCGGATGACGCTGCCCTGCGCCGCTATCTGCTGGAACAGCTGTTGCAACGGCGTATCCATGCCCAGCTGCACGCGCTCGGCAAAGGCGCCGACCTTGATGTGCTTGCCCAGGAGCTCAAGCCGGCGCGCGCGGTCGACCAGCACCACATCGGTCTGGATCCCGATTTCCGTCGCACGGTCCTTGCCGCGGCCGTAAAGCTTGGTGGTCCTGATGGTCGACACAAGCCCGCGGCGCCACACCTCCGGCCATTGCGGGACGGGCAAAAGGTCGCCGGCTGCGTCGTAAAGGTCGCGCGCGTCGGCGTTCACCTCGTCGAGCAAACGGCGCAAAACGAAGTCCGCATCGACCTCGGTTCGGGCGGTCCGCGCAGCCTGGAGCTCAGCAACACGCAAGCGAACTTTCGAATCTCTTAGGAGGTTAGTGCCCTGAATATCGGCTGACCTGGGGCTGTAGCCGGAACGGCGTGCGGCCGCGCTGGCGTTTAGATCCTTCAGGTATTCGTGGCAGAAACGCTCGCGCTGTGGGGTTAGCGGCCGGTCGACAGGGGCAGCGTTGCGGCGCCTAGCAAGCCCGCCAGCGAGCGCGGACGGTTGGGCGGCTGTCTTGGTGCTCGGCATGCTCGGCGTGCGTCCTGTGGGTCGCTGGCCGGCATAGCACAAACGAAAGCGCCCGGCACGAGGCCGGGCGCTGTGGTCGGATCCTGGCTGAGCTCAGCGGCGGCGGCTGATGCAGAACGAAAAGCACAGGCGCCCGATGCGCACGAAGCGCAGGCCGCCGACGCGCCGCGTCGAGAGGCGGATCACCCTGCATGCTCCACCATGGGCCAGGCGGTCCGGTCGTGGCTGGCGTTCGATATGATCGCCGTTTCACGTCCAAAACGCTTGGCGGTCGCGCCGTGCGCCACGATCACCATGCTGACCTTGGCCTTCGCCCGCAGGCCGCCGCAGGCGCGACAGGTGGCGCAATCGGTGCGCTTGCCTGCCTCGGCGCTGGCCGGACAAACCGCCTCGCGCTTGGCAAGCACGGGCTCGGCCGCGGTCCTGACGCGGAAGGTGCGCCAGCCGCGTGCGTGCGCCTCCTCCAGGTCGCCGACGCTATCGGCCGACGCCATGCACAGGAAACGGAACGGCGCAAAGCGCCCGTTGCGCCACTGGTGGGTGTAGCCGTTGACGGCCGCCGCCTTGACGGTGCAACGGCGCCACAGCTGATAAGGCGCCGCCACCGGGTCGCCATACGTGCCCGCCCTGAAGGCGAGGCCGGCAAATAGCTCGGTGAGGATCGCCGGGTCGTAATCCACGCCCGGGCGGGCATAGCGGCCGCGCTGGTAGGCGCCCCACACGGACATAACGCTGCGCCCCACGTTGACGTAGCAGGTGCGCACGCCATTGGCGTCCGGCCGGTGCAGGCAATCGCCGCACACGCTCGCATCCAGCCCCAGCCGCAAGGCTGCGATCGGGTCGACGTCGCTGCGAATGATGAAGCTCTGCGTCATGCGCCCGGTCTTGGCGTTGGCTGACGCCTGGGTGATCTTGTTGACGATCACGACGACGGGGGCGCCGTCGAGCATCGACGGGCCCTCATAAAGCACGATGCCGCACCATGTGCCCTTGCGCATGGCCTTGAGCATGTCTGAAGCTGAGCGGATCACGAGCGCACCGCCTTTCCGTCGATGCGGATGACCGGGTAAACGCCCAAGGTGTCGACCACAGCGATGCGCTTGGCCTTCTCCCAGGTCATGGCGATGACATCAGCCCGGCGGGCGGTATCGAAGCGCCGCGGGCCAGCCTGTGCGACGCTGCCGTCGACCACAATGACGTAGCGGATGCCACGGGAACCGGGCTCGCGCTTGACGACGGCAATGCCGGCCTCGTGCTCGGCCGCTTCCTCGGCCGCGAGCTCGGCCTGATAATCGGGCTCCGGCCGGGGCGGCGCCGGCTCGTTGACGGGCCAGGGATATGCCCGGATGTCGAAGCAGGCGTGATCCTGCAGCATGCAGGTGATGGCAAAAATCGGCGTGCTGTAGCTGCGCGAGCAACCAAAGCCGTCGATGTAAACGTAATAACGGTCCGCCTTGCCCTCGCCCTGGCTGTCGACCTTGACGGTGACGACCAGATCATTGCGGCGGAAACGCTCGACCTTGTGGTCGCAGGAAACGAGGAAAGTCAGGTTCTCGGTGGTCATCGGGGTAACTCCAAACGGTTGCAGGTCCGGGGCGGCCATCCGCCCCAGAAATGTACATAAACACATATCAGCCCGGCGTCAACGACTATATGGGCCGTGCCATGCCTCGGCTGCATCAGCGTGCTCGGCGAACATCATTGCCTTGACGCAATCGGCCAGCCTCGAGATCCGCAAGCCCTCGTGCGCACGGTCCTGCTCACGCTCGGCCTGGAACGCCTCGCAAGCCTCGTGGATCAGCCGATCGTGCAGCCGCGCACGATCGGCGAAACCCATGTCGATCGCCTCGCTCAGCGTCTCGTGAAAGTCGCGCTTGGCCATTGGTCAGAACTCCCCAAGCCCTTCGGCGACATAGTCGGCAACCATGCGGTGCTCGCGCTGTGCCTTGTCGTGCTCGTCATTGAGCTCGGCGCACCGCGCCGTGGCGCTGTCGTGGGCCAGGTAGCCCGACGCTGCGCGCTTGGTGTGCCGGTCCCAAACCATCCAGCTGCGCGGGTAGCGCAGGACGTGGAAGCGGGGCAGGCGCAAAGCCGCGACGCGCTCGCGCTCGGCCTTGCGCTGTGCGGCCTTGCTGATGCCGTAGGCGATGCCATCGGCGAACAGCCGGAAGCTGTCGGCGCCGATGGTGAAGCCGGCGACATGCGTCGACCGGCCGACGGTAAAGATGTGGCCGGTGACATTGCCGCTCGGGCCGGTGATAAATTCCACCGTGCCCTTGCCGAAACGCGCGTGCAGATCTGCAAGCGCTTCGGTGACGCTGATCGTGTTCATTGGTCGTTTTCCTCTTCGGTGTTGAGCTCTGCCGCTTCGGCGGCCAGTGCTTCGGCTGCTGCTATTCTCAGGTGTTCCAAGCCCCAGTTGCTGGCGCAGATCGGGCCGACGACGGCCGCAACCGAAACCTCGTGACGGAGCACGATGCCGCAGCAACAACAGGCCTTGAACTTGGTCGCGAACTTGATCGCCTCGCCGGTCGGATCCACCGCCACCGCACGCAATGCCTCGGTGACGTCCGGGGCATCGCGTCCGGCCAGGAACCGGCCGCCCACGATCTTGCCGCAATAGGCCTTGTCGTCGGTCCGCTTCACGTACAAGGCGCCCGGGTTCTTGCCGCCCGCCGGCGCCTTGCTGATGGTGATCTCCGTTGTGCGGAATATCGGGCGCTTGGCGATACGCTCGCCGGCCTTGGCAAACAGCGCTTCGATCGCGCTGATGTTGTCGATGACCGGCGCCGCCGCCATCCTGGCTGCGGAGCTCTGGGCGACGCGCTCGGCCTTGCCGGCGTCGAGCTTGGCCAGCATGGCGGTGGCCTTCTCGACATCCCACGGCTTCAAGGTGCCGTAGGTGTCGACCTTGCTGAGCAGGGATTGCGCGTAGTTGTTCCAGCCCTGAATTTCTTCGAGGCGGGCAACCAACGCCATCTGGCTGCGCTTTTCGTTCGCCTCGTTCTCATCGCGTGTCGCACGCGCCTTCGAGGCGGCCGCCGATCGCATGCCGACGCGGCCCTTGCCCTTGCAGCGGAAGCACTCGCCCCACCGCACGCGGCCGGAGCCGCCGCACTTCGGGCAGGCGACAAGCGCCGCCTCGCCGCCGTTGACGATCGATGCACGCTGCCGGATCTCGGCGTTGCGATCGGCCGGCGTCGCATCCATGTCGTCGCCGAAGTCGAAATTGGTGGGCTCGCGTCCCGCGTTCATGTCCGTATTCCCTTCAAAACAAATGCACATAAACGCATATATCGCGAGCCCGGCGCCGATGTCAAGCCTTGCCGGCCGCCTTGTTTACGATGCCGGCCGCCTCGGCCAGGGTGATGGCAATGCCGGACTTGCGCCGGTCGATTGCTCGGTTGTGCTCGGTGACGAGATCCTGCGCCGTCAGCCAATCGAGGAAGCCGCCCACCGGGCGGCCCTCGCTGGTGATGATCCTGGCTTCGGCCTTGCTTCGGAATTGCAGCGACCAGGTCATGGTCGGTTCCAATATTCGTCGCCGCCGGTGGCGGCGTAGGCTGGTTGCCCAATCTCCGCCGCCGCGCCGTGGATGTCCTCGCCGCCGGCGACCCATGGCAGGGTGTCGTCGCCGACCATTGCCTCGGCGGCTTCGACCGCGGCCTCGATGCTGTCGGCCTCGACCTCGACCTCGACCGTTTGCTCGATGTAGCGTTGCAGGCAGACCCGATATTTGATCATTGCACCGGCTCCCATATGCAGAGCAGGCCGGCAGGCGACGGCTGCACGCTCCAGGTTCCCATGGCGCAATCGTCCTCGGCGCCGACGATGCGGACGCAGGACAACACGAGCAGGACCGCGAGAGCGTAGGCCGTTGCCGCGATCACGCGGACGTGGCTGAGCGTTTCCGGCTTCATACCGCCACCCCCATCTTTACCGTGAGCTCGGCGGCATGCGCCTCGTCGCCGCGGTGCTCCCACCAATGATAATCGGAGCGGTCGGCGCTCTGGTGGATCTCAAACGGGTCCAGCCAGTCGTTGATCTCGACGAACTCGCGACGGTTGCCACGATCGTCGTAACGCTTAACCACGACAGCGTCGGGCGGTAGCTTCTGCAGGCGTTCGATTAGTTCCTTGACGGTCATGTGATGCGCCTCCTGTGCGCCGGTTTACCCTACCCTGGCGCCGGCCGGTTGCCGGTCGCCATCGATAAATGTACATAAGCGCATATTGGGGGAGGCTGCAAGGGGGGCGGCGAAAATAGCCGCTGTTTTCGCCGCGCGCCGCGGGCGGCAGGCGAGCGCCTGGGCGCGAGCTCGGCCGCGGGCGGCGCGGGCGGCGCGGGCGCGCAGGCGCTGGCGCGCGCGCCCGGACGGACGGGTAAGTGTTTGCGGTTACACGCTCACCAAAACGCTATTTTGCGATCGGCAGGATCTCAAGCACGTCAGGCGGGGTGAAGCCTGAGATGTCGCGCTTGCTGAGCTCGGCGCGCATGGCGACGGCCTTCGGGTCTTGCGACGTCAACACCCAATCGGTGAGCTCCTGTAGTGCCCGCGGATCAGGTGATTTCAGGGTGGCGACAGTGCGGCCGTCATGCATGGTGCGGTAGGGTTTCACGCTGGTTTCCTTCTTGCGGGCGCGGGGGCGGGGTCAACGTTTGTCCCCCTGTCACCCCCCTCGCGCGCGGGACACAGAGATACATAAGAGACTAGATATATACCCTTTACATATACATACATTATGGGTGACAGGGGGACAATAATACAGAAAACATAACAAAAACAAAAACTTATCGATTGTCACCCACTTCAACGTTGGGGGGCAAAACGGGGGCCAGGGGGCCAGTTCCGCCCCTCACTCTGCAAGTTTCACGCTGTGAAGCAGTTTGTTGAACGCTTTTGTCGGCGCGTCGATGACAGCTTGCGCCTTGTCCAGCTGCTGTTTGATCTCGCGGGGGTCAGCCTTCGTCCACTTCCGCGCAGCCTCGTCAGAGAACGCAAACACCGGCTCGCGATTGTCGTCGCCGCTGCCATAGCGCGTCTTCCAATTCTGTTCCTTCGGCCGCTTGACGCCGATCCTGTGCCCCTGCGCGAAGGTGTGCTTCTTGACCATGTCGTCGTAGTCGGTGTTGCGCGTCTGCGCCATGAACCGGGTCAGCGTCACGACCTGCGACATGCAATAGAGCTCGGTCGCTGTTTCGAGCTTTGCGACCGCCGCCTCCCATGCGTGATCCAGCGCCGTCTTGCCTGCCTCGATCATCAACTCGCGGCCGCGGAACATCGGCGCCATGTAGGGGTTGAACACGCTGCGGTCCTGCTCCACCGCGCTGTCGCGCAGATAGCGATAGAGCGCGCCGATGTTGGCAGGCACCGCCATCCACGCCCGATAATCGGCGATCTGCTCTGCGCTCATTTGCGGGCCGTTCATCAGCACAGCGAAGCGACGGTCAGCGTCGTCCAGCGGCAGCCCGCTGATGTGGTTGGAGAAGATCAGCGTCGACACCGCGGCGCGCGTGAAATAGGCATCGACGCCCTTCGGCTCGACCCGGAAAGGCACTTCATGGTTGGGCTCGACGAAGTCCTTCAACGCCTCGCGTGCTGCGTTGCGGCCCGCCCATTTGTGCGCCTCGATCGACGCGGCCTCGTTGACGTGCAGGAGCAGGCGCCCCTCCACTTCGGCATTGAATTTGCTCCCACCCGATATGTTCGCGTAGGGCATCGACACGACGAACTTCTCGCCAAGCACCATCTGCAGCGTCTGCGCAAGCAGCCCACGCCCGGCGCCGTTGTCGCGCGCGATCATCGCCACGGCGACCATGCGCCAGTGCGGCTGCTGCACCAGCAATCGCGCCCAGTTCATAAACCATGCACGCTCGTCATCCTCGACCAGAAGCCCGCGCATGCGTGTCTCAAAGGGCGCGATCGTGCCGCCGCTGCCCGGATGCACCGGCGCCTGGTAGCGGTTGAGGTAGCGCAGCCCATCCTCGCGAAAGATCGGCCGTTCGAGCTCCGGCCGCATGCGGATCCCATGCACCTCGATTTGCTCGGGCCGCGCCAGCCAGGTGTCGACCGGATTGACGCGCGTCACGCCGCCGCGCGGTCCGATCCGGTCGTAGCCGTATTTGACCATGCTCAAGCGCAGCGTCATCAGGCTGACCGGCTTGTAGAATTCACCGTCGGGGTGGATGCTGACGATGCCTCCCCCGCCGCGGCCGTTGAAGGCGCTGCCATAGTAGGCGATGTTGCCAAGCAGCCAGTCTACCGCATGGTCGTGCGTCGCCTCGCCGAAGATCGTTCGGTCGATCTCATCCATGCGCACCGACGCCCGCGGCGGTGTCTCCTCAGTGTCGGGCGCCTCTGTCGATTGCGATTCCGACGCCGGCTCGGGCTGCAGCGCGGCCAGCACGGCGCGGGTTTCGTCGCTGAGCTCGACCGGCGGCTGCGGCGCCTCGCTCTCCATGTAGTGGCGGCGGCCGTCCTTGGCCCAGTTGACGACGACGATGCGGCCGGTGATCGACCGATATAGCTTGCAGTTTGCGCTCGACTTCGAGCCCGACAGCGTCGACGCGAGGCAGCCGTATATGCCGTGCTCGGCGCCCATTGCCAGGCCCGGCGCGAGCTCGCCGATCGTCGCCATGTCGGCGTCCTTCGGATAGAACTCGGTGGCGTCGGTGAGGTCATAGGACACTTCCCCGCCAGTGTCCTGCGGCTCCGGTATCAGCGTGAGGTGCTTGGCCAGGACGGCGTTGGCGCGGTCGATCAGCGGGCCCGGGCCCAGCGGCAGCAAGGGAAGGTCAGAGACTTTCGTGTTCCACGGCGCCCGATCGCCGCAATGGTAATCGCGGCCGGGCGAGTGTTCGCCCTCATATTGGAAGTGCCGGCCCTTCGACAGCGGTCCGTAGATCTCGAGCTTCTGCGGCTCGAGCTTGGCCGTCGCGGCGCGGATCGCAGTGAGGCGAGCTTCATGCTCGTCGCCGTCGCGTTCCGGCATTGCGTAGGCCGCCGCGAGCTCCGACAGCACTTCCGGGTGGGCGGTGTAGCTGTGCGTCTTGTGGTGGCGGAAAGGGAGCTCGGTGCGGAAGAACAGCGCCTGCGTCACCGCGCCGCTGTCGCGCATCACCGCGCTGTTGAACGCCTCGGGGTCGACCTCGAAGAAGTCATCGAGCACGAGGTCGGATATTTCTGCGATCGTGATGTCCGAATCGTAAACGGCCAATTGGCCCTCGACGCGGACGCCGGTGCCGTCCCATTTGAGCCCGCGCCATTCGGCCAGGGTCTCGATCGCCGTCACCGTGCCGGCGATGCGCGGCCAGTTGTAGCAGCCCTTTTTGTGGTGCGTCGGGATGATTGGCCAGCCGTTGCGCGCGGCAGCGATGCGATGATCGAACAGTGCATGGGTATTGCGCTTGCGGCGTGATCCGCCTAGTTGTTCCGTCATGTTCTGGTCCTTTTCGGTAAGGGTCGGAGCAAGTTCTGGTCCTTTTAGGAGGGTCGGAGCAAAGCTTTGCTCCGTCAATCAGGGTTGGTGGGCGAGCTCTTTGAGGCCGGAGGCGCTGAAATCGCCTTCGGCCTTCATTTTTTGTTCCGGGGTAGGGCCGCACTGCTCTTCAGGTCAGGCGCGTTTTGTACGCCCGCCGCGGCGTCACGGTCAATCAGCCGATCGACGTCGGCTAAGTTCTTCACAACCGCCACCTCGGCACCGAGCGCAATATACGCTGCGTGGCGTGTGCTCTGGTGTTTCGTGGTGTGCGAGCGCCGCGGCTTTTTCACTTCGACAAAGATGACGCGGCCGCCTGGCAGCACGCATGTGCGGTCGAAATAACCGCGCGTTCCGAGCGCGATCGTCTTCTCGGCGATGCCGCCGGCCGCCTCGACGCGCTTCACCAGATAATCCTCGACGACATTTTCAAGCACTGTTGACACCGCACATAATTACGTTTATTTCGTCGGACATAAACAGCTGACAGGTACTATGCAAGGTGAATTGATATGACTGACCTCACGCCAAAATTCCGTGACAAAACGACCTTCTCCTGCGACGAGCTCGACAGCGCCCTGTGCGCTTGGGAGGTGATGATAGACTGGCATTCGAGCCGTCTGTCGGTCGAGCACCAATCCGACGCACGCAAGGCGATGAACATCTGGTGGGCCGGCTACGGCACCTCCGCCATGCGCGACGTCGCCCAGCAAGCCGGCTCCATCTGCAACGACGTCTACCAGCACATGAAGGGGCAGGATTGCCTGTTCAACGAATCCTTCGACTGGGAGTTCGTCCCGGCCGTGCTGGCGCGCATCTCTTGGGACCAGCTGGTTCGTGACAATCTCTTGTCCGGGCCCGTCTATGCGCCCGACGTCGGCGCCATCTTCGACGCCATGCTGGCCGCCAACCCGGACGATTTCAGCAAGATCGAGGCGGTGACGTGATGCCACGCAACAAGCTCCCCGCCATCCCGTTCAACGCCGGCCACCCCGACGGTGGCGTCAAGCCGATCCCCATGTCTCCGCAGGAGGAAGCAGACCGCCTGCCGATGCACCCGCTGCTTGGCCGCTGGATGGCCTGCAATTGCGGCTCGCCGTCCTGCCGCCGCGTCTACCCGACGCGAATGGGGACGTTCAGCCAGGGCACCGGCTTCGAGCTCGAAGAGGCGCAGTCGCTGGTCGCCGAACTGATCAAGGTCTGGCAGGTCACCGAGCTCCGTCACCTCAACGACACGCTACAGCGCCGCAACGACAGGCTGATACTGGCCTTCGCCGATCTGTCCGAAGAGATCGCCGAGATGCGCCGGCAACTCAAGAAGCGGCAGCCGCGCAGCGCCCGCAAGATCGACAGCGACATCGACAAGCTACGCAAGTCGATCGACCGCTTCGACACCATCATCGGCAGGCAGGAAGAGATCCGGCGCCTGCGCGCCATGCTCGCCGCGATCGAAGCGGCCGCCAAGAAGGTACACGACGATGCCAACCAAGACATTTGAGAAGCTCGCCATGCCGATGGACAACGCCACTTGGTGGAAGGAGGCGCGTCGCGCCGCCCGCTGGTGGTGGTCCTATGAGGAGCTCGTCGACGATGCCTGCGAGAACCTCAAGTTCCTGCAGGCGCAGGGCGCCGACCCTTACGATGCCGTCAAAGGCGTCGGCCAGGAGCTCGACCTGCACGAATTCGGGCCGGCTTTCGGAAGTTGGTGAAGTGATGGCGCGCACAGGCAAAGGCCGCTGGCCGAAACTCACCCTGATGGAACGGCTTCTTGCCCGGACCATCAAGACCGACACC